CGAGGTCGAGCGGCTGCGGACTGAACGAAATGCTCGGCACACCGAATGGGGAATCGCTGAAACAGCTCGCGTCAATGCCGTGGCCGAGGTCAAGCGGCTACAGGCCGAGCGTGACGGAATGACAGAGGCTCGTAATAGATTCTGTGGTGCCATCAACCAGATTGGTCAGTTGTTCTGGGGCAATAATAAGGATCACTTCGCCCCGGATGCAGTCGTCAGGAAGGTCGAGTGGCTGAAAAATAAGCTTCACGACCTGGAAGCTTACGGGGGAATTCCGGAAGTAGTTCAGGAAAACGCTGCTACCCAAGAAAATAACCGAGCCCTGACGGCCGAGGTCGAGCGGCTGCGGGCATACCCTGCGGCAGTGGACAAAGTGCGGAGCTACTACCCGACCGACCTGTTCCCCGACGATGGGGACAGTAAGGATTGCGTAGGGGCCAAATTCGCACGCTCGTTGTGCGACCAGATCCACGAGGAAGCCGCCGAGGCCGCGAAGGAAGGGGGTGAGTGATGACAGGCTATTGGAAGCAATGTGCTTGCGGTCAGACCACGGACCACGCGCCGTGTAAAAGATGCTTGGAGAAGGAGATTGAGCGACTGCGGGAGGAGCACGACAAAGCCCTTCATTTCATGGACGTGATACGCGACAAGGCACGCAATCGCAATCCGCACGGCGTGACGCTGTTGGACTTCATGGCTGTTTGGACTGAGCAGTATCAAGACCTGAATAAGAAACTCTCGGCCGAAGTCGAGAGGCTGCGGGCCAGCGAGGAAATCAAACTGGTCGAATTCCTATCCCGGCCTGACGTTTCTGTGTGGCAAAGTGGCCAGTCCAGGAAAATGTTTATCCAACATCTAGATAAGCGTGGGTACACAGACGGTAAATTCGAGGGCTGTGCCGGCAACGTGATAGCTGCTGCCAGAATGGCCATGCACATGGAGCGGAAAATGAAAGCTACCGAGACTGCGAAGGAAAGGGGTGAGTGATGCAAGTTGACGCCGCACGAGTTGCGAAAGGGCTATGGTGGGGCCAAGGCTGGGAGTTAGTCGCAGGCTGCACTCCCTGCGCTCCCGAGTGCCTCCACTGCTGGTCGGCGACGGCATCGAACATGCGCCAACACAACCCCAACGCCAAGATACGAGCCCGCTACGCTGGCCTGCTCAATGCGCAGGGCAAGTTCAACGGTAAGGTCCGCTTCATAGAAGGCGACCTCGACAAGCCGCTGCGGGTCCGCAAGCCGACGGTCTGGTCGGTGTGGAATGACTTGTTCCATGAGGGGGTGTCTGACGACAACATTGCCCGCACGCTGGCCGTATGTCTCTCGCCGAGAACGCGAAGAGTTGGTCACCACTTCCTGATTCTCACAAAACGGCCAGACAGAGCCTCGAAACTGTTGTGCAGCTCGGCATTTGCGTACATGGTGGCCGAGAGGTCAGCCGTGGTAGCGTACAGTCATCCGCACGGCGATTGCGTGCTTGCTCGCTGGCAGAAGACTGGCGAGTTGCTGCCACCTAACGTCGGCCTTGGCACCACGGTCGGCCACCCAGACAGCCTGTGGCGGGTCGAGGAGTTGCTGAAGGTTCCGGCGGTATTCAGATTCTTGTCTATTGAACCATTGCTGGAGGAGCTGGATCTCGACGGCTACTTGGCTGGAAACTACTCGTGCGTCGACTGTAAGTACGTGGGCAATGTTACTGGACCTCATCTGTTTTGCCAGCGCTGTGGCGACGAGATGTGCGCAGAGGTCTGTCGCTGTGGTGAGGATGCTTACGACACAAGTTGCCCGCGGTGTGGTGCAATCGAAGAGTTCGGCGAATACGGCTGCGAAGGGAAATATCCGACGCCGCCTGTCATCGATTGGCTCATCATCGGCTGCGAATCAGGCCCCCACCGCCGCCCGTGCAAGCCGGAGTGGGTCAAGTCGCTCGTCGACCAGGCCGACGCGGCTGGCGTGCCGGTCTTCGTCAAGCAGCTCGAAATCAACGGCAAGGTCGCCGCAAACATGGCCGAGTTTCCCGAGTGGGCTCGGCGGCGAGAGTTTCCCGGAGGTGATGATGGCAACTAGAAGCTACCACGGGAAGTCAATAGTGCTGGTGGCCGCGTGCAGGCGTGTGCGGTATCTCTGGCCGCACAACTGGATTCCGCTGTTGCCGGTGCCGATCGGCTGGTTTGATTGCAGGCGCGGCGAATGCGGACTAGGAGTGGCATGCCTCTGCGTGCAATTGAGTGTGGTTGTAAAAGTCAGACGAATACAGCGGCGGGAATTCCCAGGAGGTGAGTGATGAACATAGCTGATGCCATAGAGCGAGCCGCGTACTGGAAGCAGACGTATCCCGCCGCTACGCTGGGCAACGGCGATGCCAGGCTCAACTGCATTGTGCTGGCCGATGAGGTCGAGCGGTTGCGGGCCGTGATCCTGGATGTGTTCAGCTACGAACCGAGCCATCAGCAGTACAAGGAGCGCGACGGTTTTGGCCTCGACACCATCGGCAATTCTCTCGATCCGTCCGACACATCACGAGTCACGATCATTCGCGTGCTCAAGGCCGCCGAGGCCGTGGCGAGAAAGGAAGCGTGATGCCCTGCCTACCATTGAGCGTCCCGGCCGGCAACGGCAAGCGCCGGCGAGTCGGTTTTGTCTGTGTTGGGCGTGAGCCCATTGAAATCAACCACGGCGGCCGCACCTACCTCTTTGAGTGGACTGGAGGCTGCGGTTGGATGCCCGTCAACCGGGATGGCAGCGAACGGCTGTCGCGGGTGCCCAACGCCGTGTGGGAGGCGCTCGAGCGGGTTGAGTGGCCAGAGGACTGAGCGACGGAGAGGAAGCCAAATAGGCGGCAGAGCACGGAGGTGATGGATGGACGGCTGGGTCAAACTCTATCGAAAGAGCATCGACAGTCGTGTCTTTGCGCGCCCGGAGCTGTGGAAACTCTGGAGCCTTTGCCTCATCTTGGCAAACCACAGAGACAAGTGGGTCGAGGAAGAGAGGGTACTCTCGCCCGTCCTGGTAAAGCGTGGCCAGTTCATCACAGGCCAGTTTGCGCTCCACAAAGCCTACTACCCCAAAAAGACGAAATCAGACAAATCGTCCCGGACGGTGTGGCGGTGGCTCAAAGAATTGGAAAAGTGGGAAAATCTGACCGTCGAAACGTCTAAGAGGTTCTCCGTCGTAACTATCTGCAACTACAGCAGATACCAAGATGTGCCTGGCGATGATGTCAAACAGGATGTCGAACAAGTGTCGAACAAGTGTCGAACAGGTGTCGAACAGGTGTCAACAACCAAGAATGATAAGAATGTAAAGAATGACAAGAAGAAGAAACCCCCCCTTAGTCCCCCAAGGGGGACGGTGGCGACGGAAGACATCGACGCGGTGATCTCTCACTACCAGACCCACCACCCCCAAGCCCGTCCCGGCGACAAAGAGCGGAAGAAAATCGCGGACCGCCTCCAGGAGTCCTGGACCGTCCAGGACCTTCGCCAGGCCATCGACGGCTGCCACCGCTCTCCACACCACTGCGGCGAGAATGAACGGAGGACGGTCTACCAATCGCTCGAACTCATCGTCCGCGACTCCAAACACGTCCAGCAGTTCATGGAAGTGCCGAAGTCCGGGACGGCTACCCCGCCCGTCCGCTGGTTACGAGGGGGGATCTACGAATGACGCGCATCAATCCGGCCGACATTCCCAACCGTGTGCCCGACGAAGGGATCCGCGTTCTGAGGCGACTCCCGGAACCCAAGCGAATCTACCCCCAGAGCCTACCCCGTGAATGGACCATGGTGGCCGAGCCCCTGCGACGGGTGTTGGTTGAGTTGGCTATCGGGCGCAAGCCGTGGCCGCTCTACCTCCACGGTCCCGTCGGCCACGGTAAGACGCGGGCTGTGCTGGCGTTTTGTGACCGTACAGCCTACGCCCGCTATTGGACGGTTGACGGCGTGATGAGCGACATCATCGCCAGAGATCCGCCATGGGGCATACTGCGAACCGATCTGGCTGTGTTAGACGAACTAGGGCTGCCACGGCCCGGCAACGCCGCCGAGTTTGACTACTCTGCTGTGAAGCAGTTCGTGGACTGGCGAGAGTGCCGGCCGGCGATCTACGTCAGCAACGACAAGCCAACGGAGATTTGGCGAATGTACGACCACCGGCTTCAGTCCCGATTGACCAGTGGGACGGTGCGCGAGTTGGTTGACCGGGATAGGAGGAAGCGATGAAAACCATTTGTGCCACCGACCTACTGAAGTTGCTGGCCGTCCGCCACGGCGGGGATGTGTTTGTGCCGGAGTGCAAGAATGGACCGTCTCAACTTTCGGGCATACGCCACCAACGGCTTGATGCGTGGGCGCTAAAGAAGTCGTACCGTCACCCGTTGTGTGTGGGCTACGAAATCAAGGTCAGCCGGGGCGACTTTTTACAGGACGAGAAGTGGCAAGGCTATCTGCCGTACTGCAATAAGTTCTATTTCGTGTGCCCCGCGAAGATGATAGACCCCAAGGAAGTGCCCGCGGACGCCGGGCTGTTGTGGTCGTCCGTGAACGCGGCCCGGCTGTACTCCAAAAAGGAGGCACCATACCGCAATGTCGAGATCCCTGAGAGTCTCTATCGGTACCTTCTCTTCTCCCGAACCCGCGTCGTGGGAGAACGGGATGAGCGTCAGTATTGCAAGGAGTATTGGCAGGACTGGATGAACAAACGCGAGATTGACGCAGATTTTGGCTGGCGGGTGAGCAAGGCAATTCGAGAGGTTGTCGAGAAACGTATCACCGTCGTCGAAACAGAGAGCCGTAATCTGAAGCAGCAGATGAAGAGTTACGACGCTGTCCAGCAGTTGTTACGGGACCTAAATATGGTCGGGGATGATGGCCATGTGTGTGAGTGGAGTGCAGAGAATAGGATCCGAGACCTACAAAAAGCCGTGCCCCCAAAACTCTTGAGGGCTATTGCTGCAGCCCGCTGTGAACTGGAGTCTGTCCACGACGCACTCACGGCCCTCGACAAGGGGGAAACGCGATGAGCCCCAAAACCACCCCCGACTGGATTGTCATTCAGGACGGCACTGGCGGGGATGATGCCTACTCTCTGTCGTGTGAGCACTGTGGTGCGAGGCAACGGTTCGAGGTGCCGCTGTCGGTCACGTATTGGTGCGACGTGGCGAAAGCCTTTGAGCGAGAACATCGGCGGTGCCAAGAAGCCGAGCTAGTGCAGCCGGCGAAGAAACGGAAAGGATGGGGACCGTGATACTTGAATCGCAGATTAATGAGTACGTAACGCTCACGGGAGAGGCTAGGGATGAGGTGATCGACCGATTTCGTCGGATAACAAAACAGCGTCGGTGGTGCTTGCTCTTGGGGGCCAAGGGGCTCTGTCACAAGTGCAAGGGCAAGCTCATCTGGCTGGGAGAGGGCAAGGCATGTCTTTGTCACAAATCTCGTGGCCCTCGCAGGCGACATTGGGTGGGACGGCTCATATCACGATTACAGAACGATGAAGGTATGAGCACAAAAGAAGTCAGATTGGCCATGAAGGGCAAGAGCTTTGCGGCGCCTCGCGCGAAGAAGGGTCTCGCGGTGCCTCGTGCGAAGAAGGTTGTCCCTGTTGATTTTCGGGTACGATGCCTGACCGTGGGAGGGGTAGGCTTATTGGCAGCACATTACGGGGTCAGCACCGCAGTGGTCTACCATTGGATTAAGAGTTTGAAGTTGAAACGCAAAATCATTTACGTTGATAACGGCGAGGCTGCTACGGAAAGCGAGCCCGCGCAAGCTGGCCGCAACGTCGAGGGGCAGAGAGTTAGGTGTGTCCGGTGTCGAGTGAGAGTCGAGATTGTTTTACCGGGCGGCATCTGCCTGGCTTGCCGGACGCGGGAGACGATGGGAGTGCAGTCGTGACCCTACCCAACTGCTACCGCTGTGAGGAAGTGATCTGGGCCCGCCGGCTCGACCAGGAAGTCGGGCCGTGGATGAGAGAACCCACAACAGAAACGGAGGCGACGTGATGCGAACCGCGCCGTGGAAAACATTTGCCCAGGGCAGGACTGGACGCACGCCGCCGGGCCAGATGAACAAACTAGAGACCGCCTACGCCGAGCTGTTGGAACTGCGACGGCGGGCTGGCGACATCGAGTGGTACGTCTACGAGGGGCTGACGTTTCGGCTGACGTTCAGCACACCAGGCAGGCCAGGCCAAACGTACACGCCAGATTTTGTTGTAATGCTTCCGGGCGGGCGGCTTGAACTACATGAGTTGAAGGGGTTCCGAGACGAAAAGAACATCAACAAGATCAAGGTAGCGGCCAGTAAATACCCATTTCATTTCATCATGGTTAGCCGTCGCAAAAAGAAGGACGGCGGCGGCTGGGAAGTAGAGGAGTTTTGGCGATGAAAGCATCTGACTTGAGTCAGGCAAAGCACGACGCAAACAACCTGTCAATCGCACTTACTAAGGTTGCCCAGTTCTTCCATGCGTTCGGCCTGACGATTCCACGAGAATACTTGGAGGCAATGGAGCGATTGCAGAACTTCCATGCGGAGCTATTGGAGTCCACTGTTTCGGTCAACGTAGAAGACGAGGAAAAACCATGACCAGATACGGATCACCCTACGCTTGCCCCGAGTGCGCCGGCGAGGGCGAGTACGTCTGCCCGCACTGCGAACAGGACACAGATTGCAGCTCATGCAACGGAAGTGGCCTGAACGACACCGTGGTCGATGTTCCGGCGTTCCTCTCGGCCGCCAATGACCTCCGACTGCAGCAGGAGCCTGCCGGTCAGTATTCGATTGACTGGATCGAGAACGGCGTGCAGATGGGTGTGCGGTTCTCCGACGGCAGGATGCTGGCGGTCATGGATTTCTTGTTGGAGAAGCGATGAACGCAAAACGCATCCCCGCCGAGACGTTTCCCGTCGGCGAACTCATCCAAGAGGAGCTGGATGAGCGAGGCTGGTCGCACGCCGACCTGGCTGGCCGCACTGGCCTGTCGCCGAGCGAAGTGTCGAGCATCATCAACGGAACCAACGGGATGCGTGCGATGGACGCCGAGGCTATTGGCCGTGCGTTTGGGACGGGCCCAGAGATGTGGCTAACCTTGCAAAGGATGGGGAGAAAGCGATGAGCGATATCGACACGATGGAAGCGGGGTGGGAGCTGGATGTCGTGGTGGCGGTCGAGGTAGAAAAGTGGAAGTGGATGCGGTACTTCGACCTGGACTATCAGAGTCCAGATGGGCCATTACGACGGACGTTGGTGGACCCCAGTGAGCGTTGGCTTGAGCCGCCAGAGTACGTTGAATGTGATTTGACAGATTCTCGCCAGCGGGAGTTGTCGCCGAGCTATCACGGCCCAGCATGGTCCTGCGACATTGCCGCAGCGTGGGAGTTGGTCCAGTGGGTCCGTCAACAAGACGAGGCGACACGGGGTATGTTTCACCATGCGCTAATCGGGCAGCGCGACCAGTGGGACTATACACAGACCATTCGCAAGAGCGTCGCCTATTGGCTCATGCTCAACGCCGACCTTCCCCTGGCCATCTGCCGGGCCGCGTTGAAAGCCGTACGGGCGGGCAAGGGCAAGTGATGGACCGACAGCACCGCGACCCAGTGTTGTCCGAGGGGTTTCTTACGAGCCTCCGCACGATAGTGGAGAGTGGCGCGCCACCGGACGCGGTGGAAGAACTCATCTACCAGGTGGCAATTGCGGTCGAGGGTGAGCAGACGGGGGAGTCAATTCAGTTGCGGGCGAGAGAGCTGATTGAGGTTATGGTTGGCGACCTGAAGCGAGGAAGGAATTGAGCGATGAATGTGAATGACATTGCCGATATGTGCCGCACAGTTGCGGATGGGGCTGGGGCTGCATGGGACGATGCCCCAGAGACGTGTCAAGGTGTACTGAAAGCGGCAAGCGACACGCTCACAGAGGCGGCCGGAGAGATCGAGCAGCTCCGCGGCGAACTAGACAGGATCGAGACGTACCCGAGAACAGAAACGTTCGCCGCGGCCACAAAGCCGATGCAACTGCTTGCCCAACTGGCCCGTGAGGATAGCAGTCTGGCCCAGTCGTTGCTCGCTGAATTTGACGCATATCGGCGGTACGTCAGGGGGCTGGACGGGAAGGTGGCGGAATACGAGGCCATCGAAGACCGTCCGCTCGACGATGATAGCAATTGTCTCCTGAACCGCTGCGAAGCACGAGAGCCGTTGTCTCGCGCCGACCAGCGGGAGTTGTTCGCGTGGTTTGAGGAGAGGGGCGGAGTTATCAGTGACTACGAGGACGAGATTCAGCAGTTTCGCGAGAAGAAGGCGGCCATCAAAGCGAAAACGAAGTGAGGCGACGGATGCTGGTACTATCAATCTTCCCCGGGATCGACATGTTGGGGCGGGCCTTCGAGGAGGCCGGCTGTTGCGTGGTTCGTGGCCCCGATGTCCTGTGGGGAGGCGACATTCACAGCTTCCACCCACCGGCGGGCCGCTTCGACGGCGTGATCGGCGGACCGCCCTGTAAGTGGTGGTCCAGTGCCGCTAATATCGCCAAAGCACGTGGGCAGAACGTGCAGCCGGATATGATACCAGAATATGAACGATGCGTGGCGGAGGCTCGACCGCAATGGTGGTTGATGGAGAACGTCCGGCGAGCGCCAGTTCCGAGTGTAGACGGGTATGTGTCCAAATCGTTTCTTCTTGACGCGACGGATGTAGGAGCCGATCAGAGACGGATACGTCGACTTACCTTCGGAACGGCAAGCGGCGTGTTTCTTCCGGTCGAGATTCTTGGTCTGCGTCCCGAGCCACGGCATGGGACTGTGACTACTCGCAATCTCCGCTGGGACAAACTACGGCAACGTCCGAGATCAACCAATTCGCTCCGGACCTGGTCGGATGCTGTCGAAGCACAAGGGCTACCAGCCGATTTTCTTTCCGATTCACCGTTCACGGCGAAAGGCAAATGGGAGGTGCTTGGCAATGGGGTGCCGATGGCCATGGGGCGGGCATTGGCCAAGGCCGTACTGGCGGCGATCGAAAGGTGAGGCGACGGATGCCAGACATATCCCCCCGAACGGGTAGCAAACAGGGGTTGACGGATGGATAAGGCTGTGGTAGGCATGGAGAGTACCAATGTCCGGTTGCTCCGGCAGGCCCACACGCGGCTTGATGAGGTGGCCGCAATAGCCTTTGAGCCGGGGTTTCACGGCACAGTTGCAATTGAGATCCGAGCAGAAGATGGTGATGCCATGACTGTTCGGCGGCTAATCACCGCCACCGACAAGTAGCGACCCTCGGGCAGAGGAAGCACTCCGCGCCCGGGTTTTCAGCCAACCGGCTGAGAATCCGGGCGTTTTGTGTTTCTTGGCCAGTTTTTCAGGAGACGCCGTGAAACTCTCCACCATTGCCGCTGCCCTGACGCTGATTGCCCTGACGCTGGCCGTCGCCGAGGCACAAGCTCCGTGCCCACCGGAACAGGTCTGTCCACTGCCCACGGATGGCTGGCGAGCGGGCTCGGCAGCGCCCGCACGGCCTCGGCAGCTTCAGCGCCCTCAGCAGCCCCGGCAGACCGGCAACCCGGCGATCGTGCGAGTGATCTGTCGGTATCGAGTTGTGAAAGAGGGCCGGCAGGTCCAAGTGACTGGCGCCGGTAGCGGTACGATTTTCGACCGCCGCGACGGCGTGGCCTACGTGGTGACCTGCGAACACGGCCCCAAGCAGGGCATGTTCGTTCTGGCCGGCGGGCGGGAATACCCAGCAACCATCGTGAGGCAGGATGCCCTCTGGGATGTGATTGTGCTGAGGATCAAAGACCCCGGGATCAAGCCCTTGCCCGTGGCCGACACGGCACCGACGCGCGGGGATACGGTTTGGGTTGCGGGCTGGGGACTTGGGACCTACCGGCACACCCGCGGCCAATTAGTCGGCTTCTCCGCACCGTCCCGGTCAACGCCGTTTGAGTTGGCAGAGATTTCGGCCGTGTGCCGCCAGGGAGATTCGGGCGGGCCGATGCTAGGTCCCCGTGGCCGGATTGTGGGTGTGATCAGCGGGACAGACAAGCGTACGACCGTCGGCTGTGGCTTCCCCCGTCTGCGGCGAATTCTGCGGGCAGTTCTGCCGCCGTATCCCAACCGTCCCGGTATCGTGCTCCCCAAGCCCAGGCAGGTGGTGCCCATGGAGCCTAAACAACCGCCGACCGGTACGCCGGTCGCGCCGGCCTGTGCGGCGCTGCTCGCGCGGGTGGCCGAGTTGGAGAGCCAGGTCAAGGCGCTGCAGGAACAGGTCGCAGCGTGTGCCGCCGAGAAGGGGCCGCCGGGGGAGGCAGCCTCCATGTCGCCGATTGACCTTGACGCCTTGGCCGCGAAGGTGCTCGCCAAACTGCCGCCCCAGCGTGTCGAGTGGGAGACGCTCGACGGCACGGTCCTGTTTCAGGAAAAACCGCTCGGCGAAGCGTTGCGTTTCAAGAGCGTCGAGATAGACGCGAGGAAGTAATGTCCCCAGCAGCGGACCCAATTCCAGTTACCGTTTCAACGCAAGGAGAATCTATTATGGCTTCTGATGTACCCGCAAACGTCCACGAACATGCCCTAAGCCGGCTCAGTTCCGCTGGATCCCAAGCTCACGAACACTTTGTCCAGTTCGGCAAGGTTCTCGACTACGCCTACGAGGCGGACCGCAAGATGGTTAGCCTGGTTGAGAGCCTTGGCGTGCGCGAGGTGACGAGCAAGTCTGGGCAAATCGGTATTCCGATTGCTTCCGGGCAGACGGCATAGCCGGTGGCCGCCGCCCCCGATCTTGAGTCCGTCGCAACGGCCGGCGTCGAGACGCACGAGCGTTTCGTCGCCGACTCCGTGGCGATGGACCGCGCCTGGATGGCCGGCAAGTACGGTGAGTGGCTTGCCGACTACCACAAGCAAGTCGAGGAGGAGTTCTATCATGCCGACGCAGGCGACGGAGGCGCAGAGACAGAAGTTCGAGCTGAACTGGGCGAGGATGCGGCTGGGCCACGAGGGGATGATGCTGGAGAAGATTCAGCGGCAGAACCGAATCGTTGAGCACTTGGCGGCCCAGACGCGGGACGGGAAGTTCACCGGCGGTCCAGTGCCGTCCGTTCCGGAGGGTGAGGACATGGGCGTGTCGATTGGAAACGAAACGCACAACCACTACGCAGGCGCGCCCAAGTCGCTTGGGTCGCTGGGCAAGCTGGTCGTGGCGGCGTCGTTATTGGCAGGTGGAGGTGGGGTGGGTGCGCTTGTGAGCCAATTGTTGCCGAGCAATCCTCCGCTTCCGCCCCCGGCTGTCGTGGACACAGATACGATAACGGACGTGGCTTTCCCCAAGGAGTCCCCCGATGACTAAGCCCGAGCCCAAGCCCACGGTTTGGTGGAAGAGCAAGACCCTCCGGTTGGCCGCGGCTACCACGGTCGTGTCGGTGCTCGGGCTGGTGGCGGGCGAGGAGTGGATCCAAGCGTACCCGGAAGCCGTGTCGGGCCTGGGGCTGGGTGCAGGCGTGTTGATGGCGGTGATCCGGTACTACACGGTCTCGCCGCTGAAAGGACGATGATGCCCCTGACCGATACCGAACGCCTTGACACAACGACCGTCCCTGGCACCGCGAACTTCTCGATGGACGATATGCGTCGGGCGTGTGCCAAGATGGAGGCCCTCCGAAAGAAGAGCTTGCAGGGCCTGGCCGAGTTGGCCGAGATGAAATGCGAGGTGTGCGGCAGGAAGGTGACTGTCACCAACGCCGGGCACGGAGATACCTTGGAGGTGTGTCGGCACATCTGGGAGGTTTTGCAACGGCTGCCCAGGGCCACGGTAAGTCAACCGTTTTCACTCTCGACGCTCGGAGGCTTGCGGATCCAACTGTTCGACGATGGGCCGGCGCGGTGGGGATTTCGGCGGAGGAGCGAGGCATGAGCGTACTGCTATTTGTCGGCGGCGTGGCGGACGGGAGACGCATTGTCGTCAAAGATGATTGCGACTGTATATCTATTCCTCATCCTCGGATGAAAACTCAGGCGTTGCTTGACGTTGATTTGCCACATCCACCTGTTTGCCCCGTAATGGTACAAGACAACTATCGCCAGGAACGGATACGTGGCTGTACTGTAGAGTTCACGGTGATGTTGTTTGACGAAATGACGCCAGACGACCTGATTCGCTCACTGATAAACAACTATCCGAGGAGCGAGGCATGAAAATGCTACTGGTATTTGGCGCGTTGTTCGGTGGTTCCACACTGGTAGTGTTTGCCCAGACCGTCGACCCGGCGTCGAGCGTGCCGTACGCGAAGGAGGGCGCCCTGGCAGTCGCGCTGGGCGCGCTCGTGTGGGCCCTGCAACATCTCCTAAGATACATGTCCGAACAACAGAAGCAGTTTACGACCACGCTGGACAACATCGTGGCCCGTGATGAACAACATCACAAGGACAGGCTGCAAGAGAGCGGTCAACTCCGGGATGCTATCAGCGATTTACGGGACAACTGCCGCGACGTTCAGCGGGAGTGCTCGGAAAGGAGAACCCCATGAAGCGTCTTTCACTTCTCATCATCATCGTCGTCGCCGTCGGGCTGGCGGTCTTCTCGTTCGGGGCCGGTGGGCCAAGTTGGAGGCGGGGCAGCTTTCGGGATAACCAATCGCAAGACTGGCGACCGTTGAAGCCAAAGTACGATGACGGCTTCATGAGCTACCTGCCACTCCAGCGAACCTGGACGGACTCCGGGGACAACGTGCACGATGGGAGTGGGATTCTCCAGCCCTACCTGATGTTCCAAGATGGAGTCTACTACTGCTTTTATGAGTATACTGACGCGGGGGCCTTTAAGATCGGTGTAGCCTACGCGACCGACCTCGCCGGCACTTGGACGGACGTACCTGATCTGCTTGAACCGACCGGCGTCGGCGGCGATCCGGACGAGGACGATGTTTCCGACCCTACGGTGCTCTACATCCCCTGGTCGGCAACGCCGTGGCACATGTGGTTCGGTATGATGGATGACGACACCGGATGGACTATCGGGCACGCCACTGCTACGGACAATCCGCACATACCGGCAAGCTGGACGAAGCAGGACTTAGACAGCAACAGCGTTACGGACATCGTGATTGCGTGGGAAACCGGGACCAAATTCGAGGGATTCGATTCTGCTGACACGCACCCTCCAGAGGCGTTCATCTGGGGTGGCTCCGTTCATCTTTTGTACGGTGCCCGGGACGGCAACGTCGTGCACACCAGCTTCGATACGATGCTGGCCGTCGCCAATGACTCGCACGGCTTGGGCTACTCTTTCGAGAAATTTGGCCCGGTAACCACCGACGCATCCTTGGCCGCACAGGACTTGGGTGCAGGCGGCGACCGTATGGGTGCCGCGGTGGTCTACGACGGCGTGATCTACGCCAGCATCTATCAGTCCGAGACGAAATCCTACTGGGTCTGCTCGATTGACGCGGGTAAAAGCTGGCGGGAGTTCGGAGAGTTGCCCACTGGTGGTTATACCGATGGGTTCCACTCCTTCTTGGTCGTCGAGGATCGCATCTGGGCCGTTACGCACGTCAACGCCGATCTTTACTACATGGACATCGATACGGCGACCGGGACTGTCAGCGGTACACGCAACGATACGGGTGCCCGGACGAACCTGGCCTACATGGACAATGTCTTTCGGGGCTACTTCATTCAGGGTGACCCAGTAGTCGTATTGGATAGCACGGGAGAGTTCGACAACAAGACATTCCCCCACACCTTTGCGGCCACACGGGCGGAAGACGAGGATGCGTTTCGGATAAGCGTGACTGGGGCCGGGTCGGATGATACCCACTGGTTGAACGGCCTGAAGGTGAATTTCCTCGACGGGTACTCCGGCACGAACAGGACACACGGCATCTTCACGAGAAACAACACGACATCCGGTCAGCCGTCCGGGCTTAGGGCGGAAGCCGTCGGTGACCATGCTGGTTTTAATCGCGGCATCTTCACCCGTGCAGATAACGACGACGGAAGTGGAACGTCTTTTGGAATCTGGGCTGAGGTTTTGGACGGTGCGGCCGATAAAGCGGCCGGCATCTTTGTAGATACTGGGCCGGCAGTAGACATCGAGGTTCGCCTGTGTGAGGATGGGGACAAGGCGGCGAGATTTTTGGGGGCCCCGATCGTTATTACCCCCACTGCCGCACAGTCGATCACTGGAGCCGGCGTTGCGATTATTTCTAACGCATCGGTGATCGTAATAAATCCGGATGGAGACTATACGCTTACTGTAAATCCATCCGTGACAAACGGCGTGATGGCCGGGCAGTTGCTCTACATCACCTGTGCCAATGCCGAGGCAAACACCATAACGCTTAACAACCATAGCGATGTCGCCAGCGGCGTGCACCTCGGGGCTGCTACCAGGGCAATCAGTGGGACTGATTGCCTGGCGTTACTCTACGACGGCACCGACTGGATCGAAGTCTCCTTCTCGAATAATTAGTGGCGAATCAAAATGAAAACCCTCATCCTTCTTGTGTTCTTGTCGTTGTTCACAGCCCTCGGCTATGCCGCCCAGCAGCCCACCGTCTGGGAGCGGATCGAGGCGGGCGAGTTTATCGTGCTGGCAGAGATCACCGAAAAGCCCTCTGATCCGTTGATCCCGAAATTCACTTACCTCGGCGAAGACTTTTTCCGGGAGGGTCCGAATGGCGAGCCAGTCGATTTGGAGTACCTGAAGAAGCGGTGCCTGGCGATTGACCCGCCCCACGGGATTGTGTCGATCGACTTGGAGGACAAACGAGTCCGGGGGCTTACCTCGTGGTCTACCGACCCAAAGCAATGGGCGGAGCACGCCAAACTCGCCAAGCGGGTGATCGCCGCGATTCGTGAAGTTCAGCCCGACTGGAAGCTGAGTTGGTTCGGCCGCATCCCTCATTTCGAGGCCAGGCACTTGAACGGTTTCCACGCCAACCCCGAGGCCGGCGACCGTGGTGCTCGATACCGGGAGTGGCAGAACGCGGTGCGGGTGAATCGCTACCACCGCGCCATCGCATCTCTGCTGGATTGGTACAACCCGAGTCTCTACCTGACGGCCTGGGAGTGGGACTACACCCGATCCACGCCATGGTACTTCAGCACGGATGATTGGTTTTCACCGATCAAGGAGTCGCAGCACACGGCGTTGGACGTGTGGATGGACGTGGCGACGGTCGGGCTTCGGCTGACGCGGCGGAACTATCCCAAGAAGCCGATCATCCCGGCCATTTCGCCGCAGTGGTGGATCGGCGGGTACATCCCCGGGGATCAACGGCCCATGCGTGGTGAGTACGTCTACGAACGCTGGGTGGTGAAGCAACTGGACCTGTTGAAGGTGCACGCCGACGGCGCCTGTATCTTTGCAGCGCCAAGTCGCATCGGCGAAACCAACGATCAGTTGAGGGCTTCACGCCGCTGGCAGCGCATCCGCGAGTGGGCGGAGAAAGAGAACGCGAACAACTAAGCCCGCCGAGGCGGGAGGAGGGTGAAGTGGCAAGAACCACCTTGGTTCGTTTTCAGCAGCAGGTCGCTACGGGTGGTAACCCGTTTAAGCGTAAACATCGTTGCGAGAGATGTGGCAAGCAGATGGTTTACACTCCACGTATTGAGCACATCTTGGAATCTAAACCGTATTGGACTTGTCCAAATTGTAGTAAGTAGCCGCTGAGGCGGGGGAGGGTGACGTGGATATAGACGCACTGAAGGCCGAATTGGCCGACGATCCGCTCGTACTGGGTTATTCCAGCATGACGGACACAGAGGCAGCGGTCAGCCTCAACATGGCCAACCGCACCGTTGACGTTGAATCGGTCACGGGCCAGCAGATATTCGGGGCAGTAGTGCCAAGTCACTGGAATGCCCTCTCCGCTGACTACAAGCAGTTGTTTGGAGTGATCGTGGGAATGCAAACTATTCTGGTCAACGACCCGAACACAAAACTGGCCCTGACAACGATGTTCGCAGGTGCCACGGCCACTCTCAACGCATTGGCCGCCTTGCAAACCGAGCAGGTGAGCCGAGCGGTAGAACTTGTGCTAGGCGGAGAGGTCAAAGCAGGTCACGTAGAGGAGGCTCGGAGATAATGCCCTCTGAACAGTTGGTTCAAGACGCTGCTGGTAGTTCGCTGTCTCCTATCGTGTTTGGGGTGGACGCCTCCCTGAACCCAGTGGATGACGCAACGAATTTTACAGACGACATTGGCACAGATACGGCTGATGTAGTCCTGACCCTTGCCGGCGTTGCCGCTGCCGCTGCCAGGCAAAGCAACAAGGTTGATCTTGGAGCACTCAGGGCCGCTGAGTATCTTCTGATAGGCGTAGTCGATTTCTCGGGCGAGACGATCACGACACCGGGCACTGTCGAGTATTATTGGGCACCCTCAACAGACGAGGCGGACGCTAATAGTAATGTGGCCGGCAATTCTGGTGTTGACGCCGATGCTCCCGGCGGTGCCGTCGGAGGCATCACGCAAGCCGAGTTCTTGGCCCAATGTGTACTTCTTGGTTCACTTACACTCCACGATGGGGCCTCAGTTCAGTGCGGTCCCGTAGGCATACTGCGCTCAACAACTCGGCACGGCCAGTTGATAGTCGTGAACAAGTGCAGCGAGCCCTTCGAGGACGATGATGTTGAAATGCACCAAGTCCTTCAGCCAATTGTGCCAGAAAGTCAATAGTGTCCAGTCTCTTAATCCCATCGTACAAACAGGGCTTCGCTCGCAACGCTGCCGAGTCTGAGAATCCCAATCTCTGGACCGGACTCAAGGGCCTGTGGGCTCCGACTTTGGGGCCGACGGGGTTGACGCTGCGGGATTGGAGCGGTTACGGCAACCATGGCACGCTGACCAACATGGACCCGGCGACGGCTTGGATGGCGAGTCGGTTTGGATGGGGACTAAAACACACAGAAACGGACCACACACTGATTACGGCAATGGCTGATCCCGGCGATTGGACGGTCGTTGCTGTAGCAGACTCCAATCCCGACTTGACCGGGACCAGGAGGTTCACGTTTCTGGGGAAAGCTACGGGTGAAGTATCCAACAGCCTTCTGCAAATCAGATCAAATGGTACTGTGATTGTCGGTTTCGACGACGGTAGTTCTCATACTTGGACTGTTGGCGATGACTTGATCTCCGGCAGTCGTGTTTGGGCAGTAACGAAGAAGGGTACGGCATACAATCTGTACATCGATGGGGTATGGCAGTCGCCAGAAAAGGTGTCGGCTCAGACGTTTGATTGGGCAAACATCAATAAGATTGGCGTCTCCAACTTTTTTGCACCGGATTGGATAACGATCAACGGACTATACTTCTACAACCGTGCTCTTACATCCAGCGAAATTGGCATTTACGTCGCCGACCCCTCCGCCATTCCCCGTCTCCGCAGCCAGGTGTATCCGGCAGCGGCGGCTCCGGCGGTAGGCAATCCTTGGTATTACTACCAGCAACAAGTAGCGGGGGCCGTCTAATGCCTGCGATATGGATGGACGTTGATGCAGCCCTAGCGGCAGTACCGGTGAATATCGTCGCGTTAATTGACGACACAGATTTCAAGACGCGGGAGGAGTCCGTAACCTATGACCAGGCAGGCATGGACCTAGTTTGGAACTTCGTCACAACTGCTGGAGCCTACACACAGACCGCCGTAACGCCGACGACTGCCGGAGTGTACGATTGGACAAATAAGGGCAATGGGATGTACTCGATTGAGATTCCCGCATCGGGCGGGGGTTCGATCAACAACGATGCGGAGGGTTTCGGATGGTTCTCGGGATTCGCGACCGGCATTTTGCCGTGGATCGGACCGGTGATTGGATTCCGTAACTCGGCACTGAACGACATCCTCGTCGATGCAACGGAGAGCAGCCAAATGCCGGCTACGCAGTCACAAGTTGACAATATCGGCGCGGCGTCAGGCGGCTCGGTAAATATCAACATATCCGAGGACAATACAACAACGGACACTATCGACAATGCCGCTGCGGTAGATAAGGGCGGCGGTCTGGTCGGTATTCCGGTCACAGGCCATGCATTTATTGCGGGCCGTGAGGTAACGATCGCGGGTACCGTGAATTACAACGGTGCCTTCGCGATCATCAGCCAGACAGTGAATGAGGTTGTCATCACAGATACTTTTGTGTCCGAGACGTTTACAGGATCGGAGACTATTGTATCGTCGATCAAGGGCGAAGTGTTCGTGGGTTCGGTGCAGGGTGCTACTACCTTTGCAAATCTTGAAGCGGCGGATGGCGTGGTGCATGACATCGACGATGCCGGCCCCAACGACATAGACATTGTTTACGGGGCTTCGGTAGGTGGTGGTCGTACGGCCAGTGAGGTTTCAATACTTGCCAATGTAAGCGGAAATGCTGATGAAATTAAGGTTAAGGCATTCGATCACGTTGGTTCAGATTGGGAGATTATAGGCACGGTGGAAGGGTCTGGAGGGTCAACATTCAAGGCCCTTGATCTACCTCTATTGCTTAAACATACGGGAACAGGAACAGAGTTAGGTAAGGTTTACATCCGCTTCGAGACCGACACCACAACACCTTCTAACCTGAGCGTCGATAAGGTGTTGGTAAAGGCGGTGAACATCGGCCAGTCAGTTGGATACGCCAATGGACGGGTTTGGGTGAATACCGTTAATGGTGTGGCAGGAACAGAGCCTTTTGTTAATGGTGTAGCTGACAAGGCAGTGCTAACCTTGGCCGATGCAAAGACGCTTTCAGGTAATTCTGCCGTTAATTTGATGGATTTCCACATCATCAACGGTTCCTCGTTCACTTTGGCAGAAAGTACGGTCAATGAATCGTACTTTGGCGACAACTGGACGCTTGCGCTCGGCGGTCAGGATGTAAACGGGGCTTATTTCCAGGGTGCTCATGTAACAGGAGTTGGGACATCAGCAACGGAAGTCCATTATGAGGGTTGCGATGTCGGCACAATGTCGGTTCAGATTGGGCACTTTGATTTCTGTGCGTTCAGCGGTACTGTCACTCAAACTCTTGCGGGTGACTATGAATACCATAATTGCTATAGCAACGTTGCGGGAGCTGGTGCCCCGACTTTCACAAAGACCGCTGGTCAGGCTATCACCGCTGAATGGCGCAACTGGATGGACAGTATTACGGTCTCTGGATTGCAGTCTGGTGATACAATTACCATCAATGGTCGTCTCGGGACAGTGACGCTGAACGGTGCAGACGCTAGCGTTGAGATCAGAGGGTCTTACAAGAGTATTGTCAACAACCTAACCGGAAGTCCTACTGTCAACACAGATGGTGCATGGAAGGGTGCTGATATCGCAGCAACTTTAGTAGGAACTTTTGGCTCAGCCTACGCGGGTCCCTACGGTCCCGGTGTCTATCTTGACGACGCCGCAGCGAACACGAACACGGTGAACGGGACCGATGGCACTTGGGCGAACAAGGTATCGACGATTGCCGCAGCAAAGACTATCGCGGACAGTCTTGGCGTAGACCGCATCTACCTTGTCAACAATTCGTCTGTCACCCTCACCGCGACGATGGAGGACTATGAATTCATCGGTATTGGCGAAATGATGGCGAACTCGGTCAATCTTGGCTCTCAGGATGTGGATAACAGCCACTTCAGGCACGTGCTGATTACAGGTGCCCAAGGCGGGACGGGGCGGTTCCAAGCCGAATGCTGTGTTCTCTCTGCAATTACGGGATTGGAAGTTACATCGGTAAGCTGTCTTCTTGCCGCTGGAACTTTGACAATCCGTGCGGATTGCCACTTCGATTATTGGTCGTCTGCCGTTGCTGGCAGCGGCACACCCATCGTGAACATCAATAGTGTTGCAGATATAGACCTGTATATGCGGCACGGTTCGGGGGGGGTTCAGATCAACAATGCTGTTGCCACGACCATTATATCGATTGAAACAGATGGGCAGCTTATCATAGACGCGACCTGTACGAGCCTGACAGTAGTCGTCCGGGGCAACTGCTCGATCACCGACAACGGCACGACAACGAGCCTGACGCAGGATGCGGCGATCAACCTCACGAACATCAACGCTGAGGCTGACGCAGCATTGTCAGACTATGATGGGCCCACGAAGGCGGAAATGGATACGGCCCACGCCTTGCTGGCCACGCCCGCCCAGGTCAATACCGAGATGGTCGATGTGCTCCAGACCGACACGCCCATCGACGGCAAGTCGATCCAGGCGGCATTGCGGATTATCGCGGCGGCGTGTGCGGGCAAGGTCTCGGGGGCCGGGACGGGAACGGAGGTCTTCAAGGGGGTCGACGGAAGTACTACACGGGTTACTGTGACCGTGACAGAAGATGGAGATCGGACTGGGGTGAGCTACGGATGAAAAACAGCTTCGCCAGCAACACGTTTGCGAGCGATACCTTTGCCAGTGGGACGTGGACTGGCTTGGGCGTGGCGCCCCCAGTCACCCTCCCCACCACGATCCGTCGCGTTGCCACCACCGAGGCTACGTTGGGGAAGGCGGCCCGCTCGGCCGAGACCACCATGGCGCGCGGGAGCGGGTCGGAGGACGTTTTGCGGAGAACCTGACGTGACGAAGAAGCATCAGCCGCCCAGCGATGCACCACATTATCGCGGAGTTTCCTGGCACTGCACCAACCGGCGGTGGAGGGCCAAGATCCGCTGGGGTGGCGATCGCCATCTGAACCTGGGTTACTTCGATAGCCCGGAAGAGGCGGCCCGTGCGTACGACTTCACGTTGCGGCTGATTCGCGGCGACGACGGGACCTGCAACTTCAATGAGGGACCGCCGCCCCCGGGGTTGCTCCAGAAACTCAGGGAATTGGAGGTGATGTGATGCAGATTGTGTACCGGATCTCTCCCGAGAAGGATACGGGCAAGCCGCGGCCAGGGTGGTTTTCTAAGAAAGAGTGCTTGGCTAGCTGCGTCAAGGTGCTTGGCAGCAAGGCCAGCCTCCATTTCGTTGCCCATGGTTTTGGTACCCCTGTCCAATTTGACGCCTTTCTTACGGTTCTTTGCCCGCACGAACCCGCTCACCTCTGCCCCATCCAGGCCGCCAACGGCGCCGAGGCGTTTTTGCGGGCACTGGACTACACCCTCAGCCTCGACGCCTCCGACGACGAGATCGTCTACCTGGTAGAGGACGACTACCTGCACCGGCCGGGCGCGGCGGAGGTGATCCACGAGGGGATGGCCCTGGACTTTCACTACCTCACACTCTACGACCATCCGGACAAGTATCTCGATGGCGGCCCCAACCCGTTGGTCGCCTTCAGGGCGGAGAACACGCGACTCTACCTGGGGCCACGCTGTCACTTCAAGCTGACCAACTCCACCACCATGACGTTTGCGTGCCGGCTGGGGACGCTGCGGAAGGACGCGGGGGTGTTCTACGAGATGAGCAAGGGGGAAATCGTGCCCCCGGATTTCGATATATTCCGAGAGTTGTGCAGGCTGGGAGCTACCATCGGCTCGGCCGTACCCGCCTACGCCACGCACTGCGAGGCGCAGTGGTTGAGCCCATTGATTGACTGGGACGAGGTGGCTTCTGCATGAACGGCAAAGTAAGCATCGTGACCCGGGCTCGCAACCGCTTGGAGTACACCGTCCAGACGGTGGCGGCCATACGCAACAACACGCACTACCCCGACTACGAGCACCTGGTCATCAACCAGGCGTCGACCGACGGGACCCGTGAGTGGCTGGACTGGATCGCCGCAATGCCGAGCAAGTGGTACAGCCGGGTCCGCGCGATCCACTTGCCGGAGAACACCGGCGACTTCGGCGGGATGCTGGCAGCGCTGGAACATATCGCCGACGACTCGGAGTACATCGTGAAGCACGACAACGACATCCTGGTGCCTTGGGGATGGCTGGGCAGTATGGTTGCGTTACTGGAAGAGACCGACGCGGCGGCGGTAATGCTCAAACGAGTTGGTGTGGGCGCCTCGCTCCGTGTGTCCAACGAACGCGACTTCCCCTGTGCGTGCCGTGCCGGAAGGGTGTCCACGGTACATGCCTGTTACGTGTGCCGCAGCAGCGTGTTCAGGCAATTCGCTCCGAAGGTCACCGGCGACGGGTACCTGATTGCGGCCATCGGCAAACCTGCGATGAAGATTACGTCGCTTACCTGTGAGCAAATCGAGGGCTTTCGTGGTCATGATCTTCCCTACGTGCAGAAAGAGAAGTACGGTGTGTCTGAAAAACGAATCTGAAACCTTGCCGATCAGCGTGATCGTGACCCTCCAGGAGTCGAGGCAAGACTTCTTCTGTTTGCCGGTGATACGGGCGATCGTGGAGAACAGGCCGGCGGAGATCATTATCGAGCTGGGGCCGGGGGGCGCGTCGGAGAAACGCAACCGAGGCTGGCGGAAGGCCACGCAACCCTTCCTGTTCTTCTGCGACGATGATGTTGTTTTGCACCAGGATGCTTTGCGGCGTTTGTATCAGGCTATCAAGGAGGACCTCACGGTGGGCGTGGCCTACGGGCACTACCGGGTCGTCCACGCGGGCGGCGAATGCAAGGTACCGGACGGCAAGATCATCGTGGCAGAACCGTTTACCTGGAAACATCTCAGGGGTCGCAACAGTATCAGCGTGATGAGCCTGATGCGTGCCCCTGCGTTTCGCGGCTGGGACGAGCATCTCAGGAGTTTCATCGACTGGGACTGCTGGCTGACAATGCTTGAGGCTGACTGGCGGGGCGTGCTGGTGGACGATGTTCTATTCGACGCCCATTACCTTGACCGGGGGATCAGCGCGCAGGATTACGGCCCGGCCAGCAGTGCGTACATTAGACGAAAGCACCATCTATGATGGATAACCGCCCGTTGGGAATCGTGGTTGCTGCCGTGGGGATCTCCGACGAAGTCCGGGATCGCTTCAAGGCCACGCTGCAAAAAACACTTGGCTACGAACTAATCAATCTCCACATGGCAATTAAACTAGACGAGTTCAGCCGAGCCAAGGCCCGCAACGACGGGATTCTTGCGGCCCTGTCTTCCTCCCGGGCGATCGTCTGCACCGACGTAGATATGCTGGTGCCCCCGGGACTGGTCGAGCATACGCGGCGCACGGTTGCGGACGGCACGGCCGTGTGGGCCAAGTGTCGCAACCTGCCTGCGGAGAGGGCCGGCGAGCTGGACTGGAAAGGGTGGCTGGGGCTGCCAATCCGAGAGGACGGGACCGGTAGCTGGGTGGCCATGACCGCGGCCGACTGGTTGCGGGTGGGCGGTTGGGACGAGCGGCTGACCGGCCACGGCGGCGAGGACGACATCCTAGCGTTGCGGCGGAGGGAGCGTGGGATCGAGACCGTGGAGTTGCGGCAGTTTCCCTTGATGCACGTTGATCATCCGCCGCGCGACCAGCGGATCCTCGGGGGCAACCTGGAGAATCTGCGGATTGGCCGGATGCAGCCGCCGAAGAACTATCTCACGAATAGGCTGCCCGTGCTGGACCACCAGAACAATCATTTCAATTTCTTCACCACCGCCCGTTGCACGCGGGACTGCCCCGAGTGTTCGCAGCGGGGGTTTCGCCGGTGGGCCCCCGACTACGAACTATCGCTGAACGACCTTGTGGAATGGATCCAGCTCACCAAGGCGTCTGGCTATCCGCCCTACCGCTCGCTGATCCTCACCGGTGGCGAACCGCTGCTGTGGCCGCACGTCGAGGAGGGAGCCCGGCTGTTGCGGGAGTCGGGACTGGGCGACCAGGTGAACCTGTTTACGAATGGGGATCCCGTCGACCGGGTGACCGATGGGTTGATGGAATCGCTGTCGACGTTGCGGATTTCGTACTATGGCGACAACAACCGGGCCATTCGGCGGCTGCAAGAACGGTACGGGGCCAAGGTCGAGGTGGCGCCCCGGCGGCGGCACTACCTGATCCCCCGTGAACTGGCCGGCAGCGAGGTGCTGCCGGCCCGATGCGGGTGCGAGGGTCCGGCGTTGCTGGGCGACCGCGTCTACGGCTGCGCAATGCTGGTCACGGTGGCGAATGAGTTTGGCCTGGATCTGGCCCGGTATCCCGAGAGCCACTGCCGTCTACAGGTGGGATACCTGGAGTTGCTGGCCGGGTTCCCTAGGACTCGACATGATTGCTGCCGGGGGTGTATTGGCAATCTCGCGTTTCGACAACAGACCGTGAGCGCAACCGGATGAACGAACACAACGCCTGCAAGCTGCTGTTCCATGTGGCCGATGCCCTGAAGGATGTTAGGCTGCCGTTCTGCTTGGGGGCCGGCACGCTGTTGGGCTGGACCCGTGAGGACAAGTTCATTGCAATCGACCGCGACATCGACCTCTGGGCGAGGGCCGAGGAGTTCGAGCCGGCCGTCGAGGCGATTGTCAAGGCCATACAGCGGCGGGGGATCCAGACCGAGGTGATCGACCACCGCCACGCCGGCTACTGGGACGGGCGGCCCTACGCGGTGAAGTTCAAGGGGTACGGCGAACACGGCGACCTGACGGCGTTTACCAAGCTCGGGCCGTACCGCTACAACCCTACCCACGGCAGCCCCGATCCGTTTTGTATCGTGCTTGCCGCCGAGGCGTTTGGCGCATGGCGGCCGGGGGTGCTATACGGCAGGCTGTTCAATGTACCCAGCGATTATGTGTACATCCTCCACGAACTTTACGACCAGTGGGAAGTTCCCGACACAGAGTACAATCAGCCGTGCGAGCATCGAGCGTACAAGCCGCACTTCTTGACAAAACAGGACATCGCCTACGTGCCGATGTGTCTGGACGTGGTGCATCCGGGACACCTGAACGTATTGAGTGTGGCTGCCTCGCTGGACGCAAAGGAGGTTTGGATAGGGCTGCTATCCGACGAGGCAATTTGCAAATACAAGCCAGAGCCGGCGTTCGGCTATTCCGCACGGCTGGCGGTGGCCACGGGACTGAAGGGCGTGGCCCACGTGACGTGTCAGGGAGACTACCTCCGGAGCCTCTTGGCCCACAAGCCGGCCTACGTGGTACACGGCGACGATTGGCGGGAAGGTGTTCAGGCGGCGTCTCGGCAACTCGTGATAGACGCCCTGCCACACTGGGGCGGGAAGCTGGTCGAGGTGCCGTACACCCCGGGCTACAACTCGACCGAGTTGAAGGCCAGGATACGGAGGCAAAACGATGCCCAAGAAACTAGGCGGTAAAAAACTGTCGGCGAAGGAACACAGAATGTGGGAGCACGTCCACGAGTCGACCGGCTCGGGGGCCAAGGCTACCGCAGTAGTAAGGAAGTCCAGAAAGAGTCGAGAAAAGAAGAAGCGATGAACATCTTCGGAACCAACAAGCTCTGGGCCTGGGCCGACCGGGTCGTGGCGTACCGCGACGGCAAGGTCCCGCCGCCGGTGACGATGGAACTGGACCTGACCGACCGCTGCAACCACAAGTGTCCGCAGTGTATCGGCGGACGGGCCGGGCGCGAGATGAACGCCGACGACGCCCGTCACATCCTGGTCGAGATGGCCGAGTACGGGGTGCAGGGGGTGATGTTCACCGGCGGGGGCGAGCCGTTGATGCACGAGGATTGTGCGGAACTGTGCGGGTTTGCGGCCCAACAGGGGCTGAGGGTGGGGCTGATTACGAACGGGACGTTGATAGGCACGGCGGGTCCCTTGCGTGGTCTTGAGCGTGCCCTCCAGGAAGTGCAGCAAATGAAAACCCTGGTCCGGGCTTGTGAGTGGATTCGGGTAAGTCTGGATGCTAGCGATTCGGTGATGTACCAAGCGGTACATGGGGTGGACGGGTTTGATGAAGCGCTGAACGCGATAGGGGCGTTGCGTCCCTCCAAGACGGCCGCCGATGCCGATTGTACGATTGGCGTGGGGTACCTCACCTCGGCCGAGACAAAACGCGGAATGCTCAGTGCAACAAAAGAGGTCAGAAATAGGGGTGCCGACTACATCCAGTTCCGGCCCTGCCTGTACGACGAGACGGACATCGACGACGTGCTGCCCGTCTGCCGGCAATACGAGACGGAGACGTTCAAGGTACTGGCCTCCGAACAGAAGTACCGGCACTTTGCCAACTGGCGGCGGCCCTACAAGCTCTGCCACGGGGCCCATTTCGTGGGCGTGGTCCAGGCAGACGGCTCGATGCCGCTCTGCTGCCACTACCGGGACGTGGCGGGGATGGAGATCGGCAACGTACTGGAGCATCCTCTGGCAGAGATTTGGGAGTCGCAGGAGAAGCAGGACCTGATCGAGCGGACCGACGTGCAGAAGTGCGTGCCGTTCTGTCGGGCGGATCATATCAACCGGGAGCTGAAAGACGCGGTGCAGCCCAAGACCCATGCGGAGTTTTTGTGATGGCAGTCCACATCATCGTTCCCACCTGTGGCGCCCAGCCGCTACTGAAAAACATGCTGGCCTCGCTGGCCGAGCACACCGAACCCTGCCACCTGGTACTGGTGGTGAACCATCACGAGGACTGGCGGCACGCTGCCGTGGTACCCCAGGCGCTGTGCCTGCGGGACAACGGCTGGCGGGTGACCATCATCGACGTGGGCGAGAAGATCGGCTACACGCCGGCCTGCAACCTCGGCTGGCGGGTGCTGGAGGCCGAGACTGACGACTGCGTGGCCGTGCTGAACGACGACGTGGTGATTCAGGGGCGGTGGGCCGAACCGCTGGTGGCGGCCCTGGACGCCGGCGCCAAGCTGGTGGGGCCGAGCCTCACGACAGTGGGGTCCGACGGCTGCTGGGGCGGCCCCAACGACCCCCCCTATATCGAGGGGTGGTGTTTGATGGTGCAGCTCGACTTCCGGCGGGTGAGCAATCCGTGCTATTCACTACTTTGGCTTTTCGATCCTCAATATGCCCCCCAGCTCTGCGAGGATATGGATCTGGGGTTGACCGTGGAATCGCTCAACCCTGGCACTATCCGCCAGGTAGACATCCCCATTCAGCACACCCGCCACGCCACCGTCGACCCCGCGACCCAGCCGGAGAACGCCCGGGTGTGGGAAGAGAATCGACGTAAGTTGATTGATAAATGGAACTTAGGGGGCACGGCGACACCCGGCAAGCACGAGCAGGCAGTCAAGCTGGCAGAGATGCACTACGCCGACCCCGCCATCAAGACCATCTACGAGTGCGGGCCAGCTGACTCACCCCCTCAAACCCCATCCCCCCTGGCCACTCAGGCCACCCAAAAGAACTGGCAAATAGTCCCCTAGCCAGTTTTCCAGAAAACCTGGGCAGGGGTATTGCACTACTCTCCAGTGTCCGCTACACTGGCGGCGGAGTGGCATAGCCGCGCCGCTCCGCTGAGTCCCCCACCATGACCAGCAGCCCTTGGTACATGGGGGACGATATGTCCGAGGATCCAACTACCGCATCTCCCGATCTGGTGGCCGCGCTCGTGGCCGCCGAGGCCCCGGCCTCGCCGCCCGAGACTCCGCCCGAGACTCCGCCCGCCGCCCCACCGGTCGAGCCCGCCGCGCCACCCGCAGAACCTCAGCCAGTCCAGCCCACCGCTGCCGGACCGACTGACGGCGAGCCCACAGCCACCGATGACGAGGCCCTGAAGCTGACTCGATTCATCGACGAGGGCTGGGGCGAGAAGCTCGGCGAGAAGTACACCGGCGATAACGCCACGATCACCGGCCTGGTTGAAGCCTACCGCCTGGTAGGCCGCCGCGACGCCGACGCCGAGTACGGCCGCTCGGTGAGAGGGCACGAGCCCGCTTTCCGGGAGTTCATGCAGCAACGCCAGCAAGTCCAGCAGCCACAGCCGACCGCGCAGCAGTCGCCCGAGTGGGATGACATCCGCCGCTGGCAAGACATCGTGGCCCGCGAAGGCGAGAACGCCCCGCCGGACGTGAAGCGCAGCCTGGAAGATGCCACCCAAAAGATCCAACGGGCGGCCTACGACTTCGCCTACCACCGCAACGAGGCGCTGGCCGAGCCGGTGCAGCAACTCTCCGCGCCTGTAGTTCAACAGATCAATCAGCAACAGACGGCCCAGCAGCAGGAGGCCGCGGCGATCGGCCAGATTGTGGAGGCCAACGCATCTTGGGCATTTCGCAACCCACAGGCCAACCGTCAGGACCCCAACAACGTGACCCCCGACGGTGCGGAGTGGATGGAGATCGCGGGACAGATCATGCAGGCGGAAGCCGCACAACAACAGGCCATGGGGATGCAGGCTGCGCCCAACCGAGTCAACGCATTCAGTCATGCCCGGCTGATATTGATGGAGCGGCGGATCCAGCAACAGCAGGCCCAGCCGGCCCAGTCAACGCAAGCAGTGAAGCCCGCCGCCGTCCACCAACCGGCCGTGGCCGCGCCGGTCGCCGGCGACCCCGAGGCGGAGTACCGGGCGGACCTGGAAAAATGGGGTGGCACGCCGGGCGGTATGGGTGAACACCTAGCAAAACTTGCCGCACAGCGAGAAGCCACACAAGGACAACTGGGATAGATCAAAAGCACCAGCCGACCGGGTGGGGGCGGCTGGTGTTAGGCGACCGCGGACGGACACCTCCCCATCGGGAGCCCGTCCGTGGTCGCCGCTTATAAGCCACAGACCCCACCCCACCCGTCGCCAGCCATGCCGCCCCACCGCCATGAATTGTCACACGACACTGAAAAACAACTGCTAAGGAGCAGCTAATGGCTGGTTTAGTAGCATGGAGTCGTCCCGCAATCGGTGTTATCACCGATCACCTCCAGAAGATTACCGAGGTGGGGATGCGCAAGACGGTCATTCCAGCGATGCTTCGCAAGAATGGCCGCATCAAGTACGGCGCAAGCGCCGCCGACTTCGATTGGTTGACGGTCTACCAACGCGATCCGCCTTCCCGGTCCGGTGACCTGGAGCCGGCGTCGTTCGTGAGGGTCAACCGCCACAAGAAAGCCTCGGCGGGCTACTCGACCCTGAACAAGGGCGAGTTGATTTCCAAGGGCGAGAAGTTGATGTTCCAGGGCGACAAGACCGCCCGGTACAAACTGCTCGCCACCGTGGTGGAGAAGGTCCAGGAGAACTGCCAGGAGTATTTCGCGCGGACCGAAATCTACAACAACTCCCAGGACTCGTCCAACTCGGACGGCCTGGACGGGCTGGAGACGTTGTTCCAGACCTCCAGTACAGTGATCGACTCCAACACTTGGCACGCGAGCGTCACTGGTACCTACGCCAACCTGACCATGGACTTGGGAACCTACGGGGGTGCGGCCAACAACGCCACCTCCACTGACACGTATCCCATGGGTACGCCAGACCTTGCTTACCATTTCTGGCACCCGATGGTGGTCAATTACAAGGCAACCAAGCTCACGGCCACGACCAAGACCTGGATCAACACCTGGCGGGAGGCCCAGAGAAAAGCCCGCACCTTCATGGAGGCGATGCACGGGGTCACGCCCGACCTCTGGCTGACCGACCCGATCTCTTACGAGGAGGCGCTGACCTCCCTGGAGGAGAAGGAACGGATGGTGGTGGGTGACCAGGACCAGGATCTCGTCAAGTTGGGATTTCGTCACATACGAATAGACGGAATTGCATTTATGGCGGAATTTGGCTGCACCCCGCGGGCCTGTTACGGCCTCTCGTGGAAGAACATGGAGCTTCTCTCGATGCAGAAGACCCTTTGGGACATCACCAAAGACTTCGATATCGACTACGGCGGGGCACAGAAGATCTTGATCGACTTCTACGGTCAGATGCGCTACGACTCGCCCGCGTTCTTCGCCAAACTCAACAACAGTGCGTAAAGGAGGGTCAAGATGAATAGAATTTTGCCGTTTCAGCGGGGCTCGACCCTCTTCGCGGAGGTGACCACCCCGGTTGATGACGCGGCCAAGGAGATTATCGGGCAGACCTTCGAGGTGCCCGATGTACTGCACGGCGGGGGAGGGCGGGTTACGCTCCGGGCGGTGCAGAACGCCAAGGGGTCGGCCATCACGCCCGCGCTGAAGTTCTACTCGTTCCAGAGTGCAACCAAGGACGAGTGGGGGGCCAAGATCGACGGCGTGGCTACCGGCGACGGTGAGCTGGGCAAGCCGCTGGACGACTACAACAGAATCTCGGGACTCAGCAGCATTGTTGACAACGATGTCTGTTTTGTCGTCGAAGAGGGCCTGTGCCGGGTGTTGAAGACCAGCACCTCGTTCACCGCCGGGATGGCTATCCAGGCAGGAGCGTCGGGGAAAGCGTACCGCGCTGCTGCCGGGGACGTTGTGGTCGGTACGGCTGTTACCACGGCCGGGGCATCCGCAACCAACATGATTATCCGTGTGACCCGCGGGCTGTCCGTGGTCTCGCACCACGCTTAAACCACTGCGCTCCCCCGGTACTCCGGTACCGGGGGGGCGACTTTTACACCAGCCAACAACACCAGCCAACAGAACGAAAGGACGCGCCAGCCATGGAGCGTTACAGACTGTGTATTGCCCGGCCTACGGGATGGAACCTGGAGGCCGCCGACATGGGGACCTGGCTGTTTCACTTTGGGTTCACCCTTCCACGAGTCAGCCCCGAACTGACAGAGGTGCTGTCATTCAACATCACCAACCACCGCGTAGCGATGTGCCGCAACAACTGCGTGAGCTTCGCGCTGAGGCACGAGTGTACGCACATCCTCTGGCTGGACCCGGACATGGCGCTGGACCGCTACGTGAAGTGGAACCCGGAAGGGATGCCGGCCGAGGGGACCAAGGCGTGGTGGCACGAGGCGTGGCCGTTCATCAAGGCACATCCCGGCTCGATCGTGGCCGTGCCCTATTGCGGCGGCGCGCCGGGGCACCCGATCCACATTTTTGTCAAGACGCCCAAGGGCTCGCTGACGCGCCTGAGCCGCGAACTGGCCCAGCAGCAACGGGGGTTCGCCAGCGTGGAGGCGGTGGGGGCCGGTTCGATGCTGATGGACACCTCGATCTTCAAGCGACTCAAGGAACCGTACTTCAAGGATACGTTTACCTCGCCCCGGGAGGACGACCTGCGGCACAGCAGCGACGTGGAGTTTTCGCTGCGGTGTCGGGCGGCCGGGATACCGATCTACGTGAGTTTCGACACCTGGGCTGGGCATTGGCAAAGCCAGTGCGTGGAGCGACCCGGTTTTCAACAGCCGGGCGAAGCTCGGTTCGAGGAACCGATGTCGCCCGATCCCTCGATCCCGGTGTTGCGAGATGGACCGGCGTGAGTACGACGCTACGGGCCGGTTGGTCCCGTGGCATTTGTCCAAAACGTTTGCGGGCCGTCGCCACCTGGTGAGGCTGGCCAAGGGACTGGAGGCGATTCGTAATGACCTGGCAGAAATCGGCAACCTGCCCTACTGCCACCACGTCGACGTTCGGCGGGCAGTGCGTCACCTGGAGGCGGCCCGCGTGCTGGTCCTCCACGGCGCGCCGTTCGGGCAGTGCGAGTGTGTCGGCAGCCGTTACGGGTGTGAGAAATGCGAGGGACAGCGATGGCTGAGCGTAGACCGGATGCCCTACCCGAAGATCAACGAGCCCAAGCGTTCGTGAGACTCACCGGGCGGCTGGAGACCACACCGGTATTGAAGCAGATCAAGCCGGGCCAAGGGCACTTCTGCGAGGCGGAGGTCTGGGCGGGGGACGGCAACCTGCCCGTACGGTTCGTGGGCCAACAGGCCCAGGAGATAGCCCGCTGGCGGAAGGGATGCAACGTGGTGCTGGAGGGTGAACTGAAACACTACGAGTGGAACAACGGCGGGCGGGGCGCCCGGCGGCGGATGGTGGTGCTGTGCCGCAACATCCGGTCGGTGCAGTCACCTGAGCCGGAGATGGTGTTCGGAGGGGACCGGGCATGACGCAACTCCAACCGGACGAAACGCTCGAAGGGATCGCAAAGGCCAAGGGAAGTGAGTGTGATATCAGGCCGATGCTGGCCTGCATTATTCGCGAGTTTGGTGGATACGAGGGCATAGCCAAGCTGCTGTTCACCGACTACTGCGAATTGCCTGCAAAGTCGCCCTCACGCGAAAGGTTGTTGACGAACGTGTTGCGGCTCATCGGGCACGCAACTGTTACAGATGCCTCTGGTGGTGAAGGCCAGGATAAGGATGAGGTTGAACGGGCGATCAAGGCCAAGATACGGGAACTACTCAAGATAGACGAAGATTAAGATGACGGTTGACTGGACCAGCATGGTAGAGGGGACGCCCAAACCGCCTCCTCGCAGCCCTTCGCCGTTGAGGCGGCTGAAGATGGCCGAGATTCGCGCGCTGGCTGTGCAGTTGGTCCAACGTCAACGGGAAGGTCTGCTGGCCTACTGTCCATTGCCCGGGCTGGAGGAGTTTCACCGATCCCGAGCCCATTGGCGGCTGGCGGTGGGCAGTAACCGGGCCGGCAAGAGCGTGGCCGTGGCCGCCGAAATAGCGAGGGCCGTGACCGGCCAGGACCCACACGACAAGTATCGCAAGAGGGACGGGCGCGTGCTGATCGTGGGGAAGGACGTAGAGCATTTGGGCAACCCGATCTGGTCTCTGCTGGGCAGGCCGGGTGCGTTCAATACCGTCCGGGACCGGCAGACCGGGAAGCTGCGGGCACTGCGGCCGCGCACCGATGACCCCGCGCGGCTCGACCCGGACGATCTCGCACGCCGCGCCGAGTGGCGGCCCAGCGAGCCGTTGATCCCCCCCAGGATGATCCGAAACATTGCATGGGAGGAACGCAAGCGGGGCATCCCGCGGATGGTAACGCTGACTAACGGCTGGGAGATGTGGTTTCGCAGTGGCGGTTCCGACCCGCCGCGGGGCATCCAGCTCGATATAGTCTGGTTCGACGAGGAATTCGACAACCTGGCGTTCTACGCCGAGAGCAACGCCCGGCTGGTCGACCGCGAAGGGGTGGGGATCTGGTCGGCCACGCCCGACGTGTCGACGCCCCAACTGGCCGAACTCTACGAGCGGGCCGCCGACTCCACGCAGAACATTGAGTCGTTTGAGGTCCAGATTTCCGACAACCCGTTCCTTTCGCCGGAGGCCAAGGAAGAGTTTCGCCGTAGCCTGACGACCGAGGAAGACCTGGAGGTCAAGTTCTACGGTCGGTTCTCGCTGTTTGGCCGCCGGGTCTATTCGTGCTACCGCCCGGAGGGTGAACACGGGTGCGAACCGTTTGATATTCCGGAGGACTGGGCGCGGTACGTGTTCCTGGACCCGGGCCGCCAGCGGGCGGGTACCATCTTCGCGGCCATTGATCCGGACGAGAAACATATCTGGATCTACGACGCCTTCCCACTGAAGAATGCCAATGCCAACCGCTGGGCGGAGTTGGTGGCCGAGCGGCAAGGCGACTGGAAGTTCGAGGCGATGGTGATCGACAAGCGATTCGGCCGCCAAGGGCGGGCCGGACAGGACGACCGCAGCGTGGCCGAACAGTATTGGCAGGCGCTGAAAGACCATGGCGTCGAACCGCGGGTGATGGGGCCGCTGGCCGGGTTCTTTGCCGGCAGCGATGACATCATGTTCCGCGAAGAGGCCCTGCTGGACTGGATGCGGGTACGGGAGTGCGGGCCGTTTGAGGGCAGTGCCAAGCTGCGGGTTTTCAAGAACATCTGCCCCGAACTGCATAAGGAAATCCAGGAGGCGTACTACGATCGCAAGCGGCCCGACAAGCGGGTCAAGCTGCGGTTGTCCGACCTGATTGAGGCCCTGGAGTACGGGGCATCGGTCGCGCCCCGCTACCAGCGTCCCGAACAGATCCCCGTCAAGACCCAGACCGCCGCCGAACGGATGTGGGAGAAGAAGCAAAAGAACGCCAGTCGCAGGAGACGGCAGCCAGCCGTCGTGTAGCCGCCATACCAGTAGGAGTATCGTGATGAATGAAGAAAAACAAGGGTGGAAGGGCCCCCAGATGGAACAAGGAGACCGGGTTTACTTTGTCAGGCACCCGGCACAGATGGAGACCTCGCGCAGGATGATGGGCTTTGTAGTGGAGGTGTCGGGCCAGACGTGTGACATCGTCACGTTCAGACGGGGCCTCCCCCAGTGCTGGACGATGTGCCGGCATGTCGATGACCCCGGTGGCAGGAAGCCGACGCTCTTCGAGAACGATCACTACGGTCTGTACAAGCTGGCCGACTCGGAAGAAAAGGTTCGCCTGGCCGTGAAGCAGTCGCAGGAGGCGGTGGCCGCTTGTGCGGAGTTCGCCCGGCTGTTGGCCGACGTGCATGTTCCGCCGGGGGGCAACGCCCCGTCGGAAACTGTCCTCCCAAGCTCCGAGCCCACCAAGCCTCGCAGAGGACGGCCCCCCAAACAAACCCCGGTAGAGGCCGGCGATGCCGTCTAGTCCTAGGGACATCCTGAGCAGTATCGTGGGCCTCTGGCGGCGACAACTGAACGTCGCGGCCGAGGTCAAGCACCGCCGGTTCGGGAAGATGGCTGCGCGCTGCTGGGATTTCTTGGGGGCAGACTACGGGGACCTGTATAAACCGCCGCTGCCGGTGGATGGGGAAGAGTATCCGGAGCTGCAGGAGCCGATCTACAAGATCCGCCGCAACCTGACGTTCGACTACGTGGCCACGTTCCTGCCGTTCGTGTTCCACCAGGTGCCACACCGGCAGGTGGAGCCGTCGAGGCACGATCCGCCGCCGGAGATGTTCGGGATGCCGCCGGGGCAACCGATGCCACCGGGGCCGCTGGCCATCCAGGACCGCACCCGGGCCTGGCTGATGCAGTGGTGGCTGAACTACACGCCCACCGAGTACGACTACCGGGGCGAGTGCCGCCGCAGTCTGATCGAGGCCCTGGTCAAGGGCCGCGGTGTGCAGTGGATCGAGATGGTCCCGGGCAGTACGGGCGGGCTGATCCCCGCGGCCATGTACGGCAGCGTGAACGACCTGAACATCGACCCCGACGCCGACCGCCTGAACGAGGCGGGCTGGTGCAGCCGACACCGCCGTAGCAGCGTGTGGCGGCTGGCCGAACAGTATGGCCTGCCCCGCAAGGAGCTGCAGGGCCGCATCCATTCCTACCAGAACCAGGCGGGACAGGAAGAGGGGGAACCACCGGTAGCGGACGATGGGCGAACGGGCGACGATCGCCAGGGTGATGTAGCCGAGTACGACATCATGTGGACCCGTGGCCTGGGGCTGGGACAGAAGCTCCTGGGTGGCGACGACGCCCTGCGCGAACTGGACAGCGGTGTGGGCCGGCTGGCCCAGATAGTCGAGTCGCTGGGCCACAACTGTTGGCTGGTGATCGTACCGGGCCTGCCGTACCCGGCCAACCTTCCGCCGGAGGTCATGGAGACTGCGACCGACGCCGAGATCAAGGCCCGCCTGGAGTGGCCCATCCCCTTCCATCAAGAACAGTCCAATCCCTGGCCGTTCGTGGTCTGCGATTTCTATCCCGACACCGATTCGTGTTGGGCCCAGAGTCCCATCAAGGCGGCGTTGCCGTTACAGGAATTCATCGACCGAACCTATAGCTTTATGATGGGCCGGGTGCGGGCTGCCTGTAAGTTGGGGCTGGTCTGTGACGCGGGACTGGAAGAGGACTTTACCAATTGGCTGAAGAGTGGCGTCGATCTGCAGATCATCCAAGTCAAGGGCCACGTCGCCGAAGACCTTCAAAAGAAGTTCGCCCAAGTGGAGTTCAAGCAACTCCACGCGGACCTATTGAAAGTAGTCCAGATGGTCGAGTTGGCGTTTGAGAAATCTACTGGCATGACATCCCTGTTGCAGGGTGCCCAGGGTGGCACCCAGATTCGTTCGGCCTCCGAGGCCCAGATTCGCCAGGGCCACAGTATGAACCGGCCGGAGGATATGTCGGAGTGTGCCGAGGACTGGCAGTCAAGGTTGGCCAGAGCCGAGGGGTTCGCGACCCGGGTGCTGGTCCCTGGCGAGGTGGTGGCCCCACTGTTCGGCGAACAGCAGCAGGAGACCGTGTTGGGGGCTCAGCCCGGTCCGTTCACCCAGGCGTGGCAGCAGTTGGTCAACGCGCCGCCAGAGGTGGCCGCCGCGGAACTCTCCTACCGGATCGAGGCGGGCACGGCCCAGCGGCGAAATAAGCAGACGATGACGGCCAACGCCGAGATGTTGATGCAGGCGCTGGGGCCGACGCTGCTTCAGTACGTTGCCATAAACCCGGCGCCCTGGAACGCCTTGGTGCGGTTCCTGGGCGATGCCTACGGGATGCGGTTGGACGACATGATGCTGGCCCCGCCGCCGATGCAACCGCAGATGCCGGGCCAGCAGCCAGCGCCCGGTCCGCCACAACCCGGACAGCAGCCGGCGCCCCAGCCGATGTGAGGTAAACCATGGCTACCGTCGAACAAAAACAATATCGTGCCAAACGCCGCCGCGAACTGCGGGGAACGATACCGATACCAGCCATCCAGGGCACGGACTCGCAGTTTCTCAAGGGTACACACGACGACGATGGGTTCGGCAGCGACGAGATGAGCCGCCAGATAGCGTATCGAAGGGCAGCCGCCGCGGGTGTGACCCCCTCGGGCCGCTACATTTCGCAGCTTGCCGACAGCCTGGGCGACCCCAAGGCGTGGATGGACACGACCGCGGACGCGAGGCGGGCCTGCGAGCAGGGAGGCTACAGTTGCGACGGGGCTGTGAAGGTCAGGGCCCGGCCCGTCGATACACCCGACCCGTGGGACGAACCCTACGAGGTGGCCGACGACGTCGTGCAGGAGTCGGTCGATAAGGAGTTGGCCGGCCAACAGGTCAGCACACAAGAACGCGCGGACCTGGAGCAGTCGCATCGGCGGCGGGCCTCCGGGAAAGATTGAAAGGGAAACCACAGTGGGATATCAATTTGCGATTGGCAGTTCGTACCAGCATCTGCTGTACCAGCAGATGGCGGTCACCAGCACGGCCCGGCTCTTGAGTGACTTGGTCACCGTCCCGGCCGAGGCGGTCACGGTGCGGATGCAGCCCACGGGGGCCGGCATTCGCTACCGGCACAACACCTCTCCTATGGCTAATACGGGAAACCTTATGTCGTCGGGCGACGTGGAGTACCCGGCGGGTCCAGTGGCGGACATCCGGGTGATCCGTGAGGCCAGTACCGATGCCGTGCTGAACCTTGACTTCCAGGGGCACAAGGCGTGAGTCAACCTCAACTGTTCACATACTACGATTGCGTGGCCTCTGCGCAGGATTTCCTGGGCGGCGCCAATGTGATTAGCGCCATGCGGGACGTGCGCCGTGTGATCCACGAGGCGTACCGCGAACTGGGCGAGGCGTTCGGTTGGAGCTGGCTGCACCGGCACGGGCGGGTGCAGTTGAAGGCCACCTATTCCACCGGGACGGTAGGCTACAACAACACCAGCCGGGTCCTGACCCTGGCCACTGGCTCTTGGCCGAGTTGGGCGGCCGACGCCACCGTGAGGATCGGCGATGCGACCCACCGGGTCCAGACGCGGACCAACAACACCAGCCTGGTGCTGGACAGCACGATGAACCCCGGCCAAGCGGTGGCCTCGGGCACGTCCTACCAGGTATACCCCACCTGTTACACGTTGGAGCACGACTTCCTGAACATGATACAGCCCCAGCCGGAGTCAGAGTGGTGGGGAGTCGAGGAGGTCAGCTACGATGAGATGATGGCCCTGGACCGCTACCGCAGCACGGCCGGTGCCATGCGGGCGTTCTGTGTGCGGGAGGTGGAGGATCTGCACGGCAGCTACGGGCTCTACCTCCACCCGGCCGCCGACGCGGCCAAGACGGTGGACTACATCTACCAGCGGCGGGGCCGGCAGTTGAGGTACACGGGCCACGACGTCGCCGAGACCGTGGGCACGATCAGTGTCACGGCCGCCGGGGTGGTGACCGGCAGCAGTACCACGTTCGACAGCAAGATGGCCGGCTCGGTGTTGCGGATCGGCACGGACGGGACCAACACCCCCACCGGCCTGGACGGGCTCTACCCTTACAGCGATGAGCGGATCATTGCCACCTACACCAGCGCCACCGCGCTGACCTTGGACGGCACCACCACCGCTCGCAACAACGTGAAGTACGTTGTTACCGACCCGGTGGACATCAACCTCTCGCTGGCCAACGCGATGCTGGCCTGTATTCGCAAGCGGCTGGCCGTGCAGCGGAACCTCAAGAACAAGGTCGAGTACGTGGCGCTCTACGAGGAGGAGCTGCGGCGAGGCAGACAGAACGACCAGCGAACCCGCCAGCCGCAAGTAATGGGCGGGGGCCGGCGGATAAGACGCCGGCTCACCGCACCGATTGGGACGGACTTAACCTAAAGGAGAATTCGATGGCACTAAGTGACCAAGTAAAACGGGCCCTGAGCTACGCCTGCGCGGCGCATGGTACAGGGGCGGCCGTGGCCACGGCGATTGACGCCAACACGCTGAAGACCAGTTTCTCTGCCTCGGCGGCAGTGGTGTTGAACACCGCCAAGACGAGTATGCCGACCTGCGCCGTGGTAACGGCAACCAGCACTACCGCCACGACGACGTGGCTGAAGTCAAGAGTCGCAGCGGTTATCACAAGCCTGCAAGCAAAGAGCCACATGGCTTCCTAATGGAACGTCCCCGCAACACGATTGCGATCCGCGACTTCACGGGCTTGGTCAGCAACCGGGGCCCGTTGGTCGGCAAGCCGGGCGATGCGCGGGTGATGAAAAACCTGCGCTGCCGTACGCCCGGGGTGCTCGAAGTTCGGGCGGGGATCAGACCGGTGAAGTTCGAGGCGTGAAATGGGATGGCCAGACAAGCTGAACATTGCGGGAATAGAATACCCGGTGGAGTACGTGGCGCTTGATCAGGAGGTTGACCGCGATGTTGCCGAGTGCGCACAGGGGCAGATCGTCTATTGCCCACGCGCGATTCGGATTTTAGTTGGGAAGCAGGTACGCAAGCGCGGCAGCGATGACATCCTGGAAACCATCCTGCACGAATTATTGCATGGCATCTTCGAAGCGGCTCCCATGCTGGCAAGAGAAGTGTTTGGCAGCAAAACTGAGGAAGAGAAAGAACCCATACTCACGGAGTTATGCCGATTGCTGCATGACACCCTGGGTAGAAATAAGTTGTTGCGGGTCCCGAAGGGGAGGCCCAGAATTACCGAACGTAGTTAAGGAGAAAGCTATGCCAGGTCCGATATTTGTTGGTTGCGGTAGGTTTCGCTATCGCTATCAAGGGGTTCGCGTTGGACTGCGGTGCTTATGGAATGCAGTCCGCGGCTTTGAGCTTGCGGGGTACGATCACGGGCCACCGATTGACGGTCACGGGCCACCGATTGCGTGTGAACCACAAACTACGGAAAGGTTTACCCTGGGTGCGAAGTGTATGGGAAGGAACTGATACTTGATCTGCACAACTGTGAAGCCTCCACGTTTACGCGACGGAGTATCCGGCGGTACTGCAAAGAATTGTGCCGACGCATCGAGATGGTCCGAGGGCCGTTGCGATGGTGGGATGATTACTGGACACTGCCCTGGTGGCGAGAAACTGAACCGCACATCAAGGGCACGACCGCTGTCCAGTTCATTCGCACAAGCAACATCACCATCCATGCGCTCGACCTCCAGCGAGCGGTTCGCGTCAACGTGTTTTCCTGTAAACCATTTGATCCGGTTGTCGTCAGGGAACTTACCACCCAGTGGTTCCGAGGGGATGTAGTGAATGAGCTATTCATCGACAGGCTCTGAGTTCAATGTGGTCCTGATCGTCCCCACCGGCATCGGCGCGGAGATCGGCGGACATGCTGGCGACGCAACCCCCGTTGCGAGGCTCCTGGCTTCCGTCTGCGACCTGTTGATTCTGCACCCGAACGTCGTCAACGCCTCGGACATCAACGAGATGCCGGAGAACTCCTGGTATGTCGAGGGGTCGACCTTGGATCGTTTTCTCGAAGGACAACTCCGCCTGCGGCCGGTGTCGGCAAACCGGGTTTTGGTGGCAGTGAATGCTCCGGTCAAGCCGGAGACGGTCAATGCAGTGTCGGCGGCCCGGACAACCTTGGGCCTTGATGCCGAAATCGTGGAATTGGAGACCCCACTGAAAATGATTGCTCGCCTGGGGACGGTGGCCAGCGGGGAAGTTCACGGATGGGAGGCACTCGTGGCGCAGGTCAAATCCCGACGATTCGACGCCCTGGCCATTGCGACGCCAATCGACGTGGAGCGGAGTGTTGAGCAGCATTACCTTCGGAGCGGTGGGCTGAATCCCTGGGGCGGCGTCGAAGCGATTTGCTCGCGGTTGATTTCCGAGGCGCTCGACAAACCCGTGGCACATGCTCCGGTTGACGATCAGCGACTACCTGTTTGGGACAAAGTAGTCGACCCGCGGATGGGCGCTGAATGCGTATCGACGTGCTATCTGTACTGCGTACTAAAGGGACTCCATCGTGCGCCCCGACTCGATCCGCATTCCGGGTTCTCCGTGGCGGAAGTAGCATGTTTGGTGTCTCCGTTCGGTTGCATTGGCAGGCCCCACCGTGCGTGCCTTCAGGCCGGTATCCCGGTGATCGCCGTACGCGAAAATGCGACGTACTGCCACGATGTAATACCGCCGGAAGTTATCGTGGTGGAGAACTATCTCGAAGCGGCCGGCCTACTCGCCGCAATGAAAAGCGGCATAATGCCGGCCGCGGTCCGACGACCGATTACTGCGACAAAGATAAGTTGAGTTGAGCGACAAGAATGAGCACTCAACATCAAGGCGAATACGTTACCAGCACCGCCATGACGGTCAAGTTCGAGTATGCGCCGCCGTTGGCCGTCGCCCCGACGCTCTACGGCTACGCCGCCCCTGCACTGAGTGAAGGCCAGTGCAAGGTAAGTCTCTGGCGTTACACCCCCACCGGTGTGACGCGAATACTGAACACCTCCAACGCCGCCATTTCGGGCACCATCCACAGTTGGGTGAGTGCCAGCACCAGCTACACGCCAACCGTCCCCGGCGATCACGTCGGAGTGTTCGCCTGGAAACTAGGGGGCGTAACGGCCTACGGGATCACGCATTTCTACGCCACGCCTGCCAGCTATTCGCCCAGTGCGAACGGCGACGGGCGAATCGTGGCGATGCACTACTTTCCCAGGCCAGACGCCCGGCATGTGATAGCGCAAACGATATCAGGGGAGTTAGTAGCTCGGCAGAATCCCTCGTAGGGGACCGTGGTGGCAACAATCAAGACAGGAATGAGCCGGCTGCACGCCGTTTCGATGGCGGTGGCTTCTGACGGGGCGGCATACCTCGCCAACGGTCTGGACAAGCCCCAGCGATGGGACGGCCAGACTGCCCTGGCCGAAGATGCCGGCGTGACCTCGCCGTCGACCGTCTGCACCGTGGCCGCCCTCACTACCGCTGGTACGATCTGGGGGGCCTACAAAGTCTACTGCCGCTACGTGGACGATGCCGGGATTCCGGGCAACTTCTCGGCCTTGACCAGCCTGACTCTCACCACCGGGACCAAGACGACGGGCTTTCGCTACACCAACGTGCCCCAGCCGGGCGGGAGGGCTACAAAAACAGAGGTATGGCGCAATACCCGAGGCCAATTCATCACCTACTACCGGGACGTGGCCGATGCGGGTGCCGTTGCTACCAGCGTTCGCACGGACGGCACGCTCGTAAACCAGCAGGCCATCCGCTACCTGACCCCCGAGGGTTGGCCCAATGCCATGCGGTTCACCCAGCCGCCCGACTGGGCCAGCGTGGTGGAGAGCTACCAGAACCGCTCCTGGTGGGGCGTACCGGTGGACTACGATGTAGGCGACTGCACCGCTTCGACCACCACCACCTACGTCAGGATCACCGGGGCCCGGCTGACCCAGCAGATGGTCGGACGGACGTTGTTCGCCTCCGGGCTGAAGGGCACCAAGATCAGCTCGGTTGACAGCAACACGTCGCTGACCCTGACCGCCAAGCCCGCGGTCGGGTTCGGTAGCGTGGGCAACTGGTATTCGATCAGCACCAGCGCGGCCAAACAGAACACTGTGCAGTTCTCCGAGGCCGATGAGCCGGAGAGTTGCCCTACGACCAACGCACTGACATTGCAAGAGGACGGCGACCGATTGACCGGCGAATTGGCGCTGGGCCCCTATCTGTTCCTGCTGAAGCAGCGGCACATCTATCAGGTATCCACCGCTGGCGACCCACGGCGGGACGCGATCGCCATGCTGGCGGCCAAGCGGGGGTGTTTGAATCAGCGGTGCTTTGCCAAGGTGCAGGGGGCGGCGTTCATCCTGGACCAACAGGGCTGCTACCTGTTTGACGGCAGCGAGCCCGTGTCGGTCTCCTCGGCGATCGAGGACTGGTGGCGGGAACGGGTCAACTGGTCGGCATCACGGTGGTTCCACCTGGAACACTCACCGGAGGAGCACACCATCCGCTGCATCGTAGCGGTGGACGAGGACTGGTGGCCCCAGGACGTGTTTGCGTTCGACTACCAGCTCGGCCAGTGGCACCACGAGCGGTATCCCTACAAGCTGGGCGCGTCGGCCCTGGTGCCGATCGACGGGCAAGACCGGGCGTTGGTGGCAATGGAGAACTCGGTGGCCGTGATCTCCGAAGGCGTGCTGGACGGGCCGTCGCCGGGACTGGGGGCGCACGACAAGACGCTGTTGTCCGTCTCGCAGACCACACGGGGCACGGTGACGGCCGCGGACACCACTACCATCACCGCCAGTGCGGCCGACCTGGATTTCAGCAAATGGCACGCCTCGCCGCAAAGCGTGGGGGCGCCACTGTACGTGCTGGACGCCGATGGCGACTACCAGGCTCGGCGAATTGCCTCGATCAACGCCACCAGCACCACCATCACGGTGCAGAATGCGTTCGGCACCACGCCGGCGGTGGGCAACAGGTTCCAGATTGGCGGCATTCAATACGAGGCCAAGTGGGGCGCGTTCAGCCTGCCAGAGGAAGAAGTGCAGCAGACTCGCCGGATACTGCTGCGGTTCAAGCCGCTGTCCAGAACCGGCAAGGTGAACGTGCGGAAGTATTTCAACCACAGCACCGTGGTGGAGACGGCCCACATAGCCTACAGCGACAACGTGGGGATGGAGGTGAAGGCCGGCTCGGGGAACATGCAGTTTAATTTAGAACGCGACGAGGGTGTGTTGCAAACCCGGTTTGACGACGGGTTCGATCCTAGTGGGCCAGCGCAACGCAGTATCGAGGTCGAACTAAAGGGCGTTTCGGGCGAACAGCGGGCGGAGTTTTACGAACTGCGTATTGACGGAGTAGAGCGTTAATGAGTCTCCTAGAGGGTGGATACAGCCGATTTCTCGCAGCCCTGCAACAGCAGCAGGGGCAGCCCGATTTCCGCGCCTCCGATGTGCCGACCGGCGATCGGGAGCATTCCTGGGTTCCCAGTACCCCCACCGGCGGAAACCTGGCGGGGGCCAATGCGGCCCAGGCCCTCGCGCAGCCCAATGCCTTTATGACCCACCGGGGTAGCCTGCGGCTGATCGGCGGGCTGCCCCGAGAGTCGCGGGGCTATTCGCCCCACACCGGCAGCAGTGCGCTGCGTCCGACGTTGCCGATGGCCGACCCCTCGATCACCCGGGCCGTGTTGTCGGTGACCAACGCCGACGACGGGACCGGCAACCTAATGGGCGAACAGGGCTACGCGCTACACGTCGAACAAGGAGTTTCGCGGTTCGACGGGCCGATCTGGGCTGGGCGATGGGTCAGGGTCGATGGGGTGGGCAACTTCACCGACACTCGAGCCGGAGAGTTGGCCGCGGGGGTGGATCCGGAACATTACTACGCCGACGGCACCGTTTGCGGAGACTCCAAGGGCCGGGACCTGACCGACATCCCCACCCGAGTCTTCTACATGCAGGAGTCGGACCTGCCGGCGGTGGGCGATTACATCTTTCAGCTTATGCAGGACCAGCACGGCCTCCCCTGGGGGGGCGGGCCTGGCCATGGGCTAAAACTGGGGGCGGGCAAGATCACCACCGGCTGGACGTGGGTGACGGGGCAGACCAACGTGATGGGACGGATTGCCTTCAATCCCACCACCGCGATGCTCAACGGCAGCGTGGATACCACGCGAACCTACTCTGCGCTGGCGCCCTCCGGGCCGGGCACCGACCCCAACGGCCAGAAGGATACCGTCTTCGGCTACACTTGGAACGCGGGCTCCAGGGTCGTCATCACGGCCAACGTCTACGACGAGAAGATCGGCTCGGTCAAGCCGTGGCTGGGCGGGGTGGGGAGCATCCCCGGAGGCTGGTCGCTGATAACCTCCAGCACGGAGGGGGCGGGACGGTACCTGATCGGCTACGCGGCTGGCGGCGATTACGGCACGCCCGGCGGGTTGCTGGGCCGACACCCGATCCGCCCGCTGCCCCACGCCCCCCAGGATACAACCGTCAACACTACCGGGATTGAGGTCAACGATCACGATGCGGAGCACGTCACCACCACCAAGACGAACCTCTCGGTGCAGGACCATGCCTCCACCTCCGTGTCCCTTGAGACCACGAACCTGATTATCTCGGATCACGCTTCGTCCGATGTGAGTAGTTCGGCCGTGATTATAGAAGATCACCTGGATCACGCTCACCGCGGCCCGGACGATGGTTACTTTATCAGCGGTATCGGTGGGGTCAGTGGTCCGGCCGGCTCGCCAGCGACGGATAGCGCTGGTGACACCTCAGAGGTGACGTGGTTCTACAAAGTGGGCTTTAGTCCGGCAACGGGATACAGTGAAGGCGTGTTTAATGTAGGGGCCACCAGTACCAGCGTGATCCTTTCCCACTCGGTGCAACTGCATCACCACACCACGCCAGCGTTTATCCACGAGATATTGGAGACCTCGCACAGCCATACCACGCCGATACTGACTCACGCGGTGGTCGAGTCGGCCCATCTGCACACCACGCCGATACTGACCCACTCGCTAACGGACGACGGACACGCACACGCCACCCCCGCACTCGTCCACGCCGAAGAGGACTTCCGCAGTCCGGGCGTCGTGATGGTGATGATAAAGCGGGTGGGACCTGATAACGATTAGGAGGAACGAACGATGGCAGATCCGAATGTAAACATTGGTGGCGCTGGTCCAGGTGGCGGTGGGGCGGCACGCAATGCACAGATGGGAGCAGTGCGGCAGCAAATACAGGGCGGACAGCAGTGGCCGCAAGTACTTGCCGCTATGCAGTCCAACGCTTGGACGCCGACGCCGTACGCTCAACAGACGCCGTACGTCCAGGCCGCCGGTATGCAGGGGCGGCAAGGGGCGGAAGCCAGTATGTACGGGGCACAGTTAGGATTTCTGAACCAGCTCCAACAGAACCCCTGGGATCTCGCGCAAACGGCCCAGGCGGTGGTACCCCAATCTCAGGCGAGTATGTATCAGGCGTACGCCCCGGCCGCAGCGCAGATCCAGGGAGCACATTTTCCGGCCGCGGCCAGCATGTACCAGACCGGCGTCGGTGCGCAGTCGGCACGCGATTTGATGCAACTCGGGAACGAAGCAAAATCTGCAAACTTATACGCCATGCTTCAGGCCCTTCAGCCCATGATGCAGCCGCCGCAGCAAGCACCGGGCTTTACCACGAACTACGGCGCAGGGGTCGGCTAACACACGGAGGGCATCATGCCTCAATTCGCTCAATCGAACCAGAATCCTTTTGGCGGCTCCCCCAGGGGGGGCAATCTGGAATACTGGCAATCTGTCCAGGGCATAGCCCCCAGGCCAATCGGCGGCGGCATAGTTGGCGGTGTGCCGCAAGGCACCGTCCCGCAGGGCGGCGCTGGCCCCACTTCGACCCAGATGGCACAGAGTTCGGCCGAGGCCGGGCGGTGGGCATCGCAGAACCCCGTCCTGGCGCCGCAACCCCCGCCTCTGCCCCAGGCCATGGACCTTCAGCAGATGCTCAACATGATGCCAGGGTACGATCCCCTGGGGTCTTACGGGGCAAGTGCGTGGACTTTGCCGAGCTACGCCGGCGCTGGAGGCGGTGGCACAGCACCCCAGCCGCCTCCAGCGGCCGCCCCTGCGCCTCCGCAGATCAGCACGGGGATCACGCAACCGCAGTTCGGCGGCCCGGCAGCGGCTCCCCAGATGCCCCAGGCGCCACAGTGGGCCGGTGGCGGTGCAGGTGGCGATGCCTTCGCCCAGGCCATCCAGCCGATGATGGGCCAGTTGGCCGAGCAGTATTACCAACAGGCGGCCCCGTTGCAACTGGGCGCCCAGCAGGCACAGTCGCAGGCCGGGCTGGGCTGGGCGGCACTCTGGCAGATGATGAACCAACAGCAGGGTCTACGCCAACAGCAACAGTTCGGTGACTTCGCCGGCATGTTGGGGAGGTTTGCATAATGGCCACTTTTCCACAGACACCTACAGTACCGAAGCCCGCGGGGAGCAGTCGTAAGCTGGGCGGCAGCCCCTTTGGGGGACGCCCAGTGGACTGGGCAAAAGTGCCCGGGGTGGCAGAGGGCTATTTGACCCGCCCTGGCGGCAAGAAGGCTGGATTGTCCTGGGAAGAGTGGTTGGCCAAGGCTCCGGGCGGTGGCCAGCAGCCGGTCGGCGGCGCGGGCGGTGGGCAACAGCAAGGCGGCATGAGCGGCGGTCTCCCGGACACCTTTCCCTGGATGCAGCAGGGCGGGCAGCAAGGCGGACAGCAAGGTCCCTACCTGCCTGACGCCAGCGGCGTGCTGAGGAATAAGTTTGGCACCCCGCAATCTGGAGTGGGCGGATTCGGAGCAGCCGGCGGAGGCGGCTCTCCGCGACCAGGCAGCAATGCGTGGTATGGACTCCCAGAGGGTGGCCCACCCCTTGATTGGTCGAAGCTAACGTCAGAAGAACGATCCCTACGGATGTTCGGCAATCCAGGGCCTGGCGGACATAAGACTCCGCAGTACATACTTGACCAGCAGGGTGGTGGTCAGCAACCGATGGGCGGCGGCCAATCGTCCGTCCTTGGGGGCGGTGGCGCACCTGGCGGCGGCGCGCCTGGTGTCGCAGGCCAGCCCACGAACATCCAGACCTCGATCACCCCCCAGCCCATGTTCTCGCAAGACTTCACCCAGGCCCAGGGTAACCTGGCCATGGCGATGGGCGTACCGACGCGATCTGGACTCACGGGCGGGCAGGGTGCGAGAGGCTTCAACTCGTTGCAGAGCCCGTCCATTCAGCAGGGCCAGGCGAACCAGTGGGGCCAGCAGATGGCCGGCGCCCAGATGGCCGGTCCGCAGATAGCCCAGCAACACCAGTTCGCCAACATGCAGCAGATGCTCGCCGGCCAGCAGGCCCGTGAACAAGAGGCCCAGGGGTGGGCCGGGCAGTCAATCCAGCAGCAGGCGAATGCGGATCAACTGAACCGGATGCAGCAGCAGACCGTCTTGAACATGCTCCTGGGGCAAAATCCCTGGTGGACGTAAGGAGAACGAAATGACACAGTTTCCCGGGCCCATGCCCGCAATGATGCAACCTGGGGGTCCCCAGTCGGAGCCCATGGTGCAGCTTGCCGATGGACGATGGGTGCCCCTGTCGATGGCAACGCCGCCCCCACCGGGAATTCCCGCCCCCGTCCCCGTTCCGGGTGCGATGGGTGGTGTTCCTTTGCCACAACAGCCAGTGGGCGTGCAGGCACAGGGTCCACCCCAGGGACCGTTCGGTGGTCCGCCGCCCCAGATGCCCGGCGCGCCGCCGCCACAGGCCGTGCCTCAAGGCCCGTTTCCCGGCGCGCAGCCACAACCACAGCCCGTCTGGAACGTCTTGCCGGACCCGCCGCCGGCCCCTCCTCCACTGGATGTAGAGGGCATTGTCGCCCAGGCCAAGGCGGAGGCGTATGCCGAGATGGCGCCCTTCGGCCCCGGACTCTTCGGCGGTGGCGTGCCAATGCCGTTGGACTCTGGGCCAGGAGGCTACGGGACTTCTGGGGCCGGGGTCTCGGATGCACCTCTCCCGCTGCCCGACCTAGCCATGCAGGAACGGATCAGAGGACTTGACGCAGTCATTGCCGCGGCGGCTGCCAAGCGCGGGCCCATCCCCGAAGCATATCAACCCTCGGAACAAGAGATCCTACGGCTACGGCAGAAGGCCAACGCGAACCCCCTAAGTCGGGACGAAAGTGCAGGGGCCCGTGCGGCGCTCAAGACTCGACGGGAAGAGAAGTTTGCCGAACGGAAGGAAGCCCGTGTGCCCGACGCCAAACGCCGCGAACTGGTGATGGCGCGGGCCCGGGGCGAGTCGCCGCTGGAGACCCGCGTGGCCTTGGGCACGACCTCGCCGGAAGACTTGGCGATGCTGGCCGGGCCGGACGCATTGCTGGCGATGCCGGAGGCACAGCAGATGCGGGCGGACGCACAAGTGAAGTCGGACCAAGCGAAGGCTGCCGCCTCGATGATAACGGCCATCATTCAGGGCGGAGGGCAGGTCCCGCAGGAACTCATGGAGCGGCTTGGCCCGATGTTTGGCCTTCCGGGAGCGGCAGGGCAGGCCGCTGCTGAAGGCATGTCTTCCGTGCTGAAGCGGAACCGCAAGATTGTTGAAGCAAACCTTACCCCGGCTGAAGTGGCAACTTACGATGAAGCGCGTGCAAACGACGATGAGGAAACGGTCGCGCAGTTAGAGGAGCGTGCTGGAGTACCTGTCGAGGATGTAGAGGAGAGCAAAAGGCTAATCAAGGCAACCAGGGACCCGACAACGTGGGAAAACCTCAAGAAGACCAGTGAATCTTGGTACACGCCGCCAGGGTTGTTGGCAAATCTGGCCTACCAGATCAATAAAGCATTCGGAGGTGGGCCGCCGAAACCTGCCCAAACCAGCGAAGCTGCCAGGGCGAGAGTCATGCAGGTTGATCCAGGCGCTGCCAAGTGGCGGCCGAGTAACCAGGGGCCGCAAAGTGGTTGGCGGCCGAGTAGATAGAAGGTCCACCTAAATGCCTCCCAACTATCTCGATCCCCTGGGTCTGGCCGCTGCACGAGTACGGCCGCCGGTGCCTACATTGACGCCTGAACAGGAGGAATCGCTGCTGGGCTGGGCTGGCCAGAAGGCGGTTGGCGGCCTGGAGTGGCTGGGGCTAACTCTCGACAAGCCCGGGGCAGCGGTTCGGGGATTGCTTGCAGGTAAGCCTGAGGCCCTATTGAATCTGGTGCCCGGCTCGGACACCATGGGCTGGACCGATCCAGACGAGCGGGTTTGGGGGCGTGACCTGCTGGAGATGTACGCTGGAGCCCCACGCAACCGTCCCGGACTGTTCAATTCCTTCGAGGACTTCGTCTGGGACGTAGCCGGCCTGGGGGCGGAGGTGGTCACCGATCCGCTAATGTTGGTTCGGGGCCCCACTGGTGCGCTGACGACCAAGGGCCTGGAGGCGTTTCGTGGCATCAAAATGTCTGGCACGCTAAAGAAGGCCCTTCCTCAGTTTCAAGAGCGACTGGCCCAACTGGAAAAGGTTCGTGGCACTGGAAAGACGGTGGGCAGTCTGGGCGGAAGACAATATCAGCGGGTGATGGGTCGCACGGCCGCCGAAATGGCCGGCGAGATCCGCAGCGGTGAGCGAGCCCTGTTGGGCTTCGGGCTGCCTGGAAAGGCCCCCTTTGCCACGCTAGGTAAAGGCGAGTTGTCGGCGAAGACCCTGGAAAAGCTGTGGTACTCGCCGCTCTCGGTGGTGCCCTGGGCTCGCTACGCCTTCAGCCACAAGGCATGGGGTACGCCGGTGGGTGCCGCCCAGATGGCAAAAGACGCGATGTTCTCCCACTCCGCCCAACTGGCGGACTTGTCCCTGGACGTTATGCCGGCAATGCGGGCCGAAACCGCGTCATTGACGAAGATGTGGGATGATCTGGCTAAGAGCCGGGCGGCGGCCGGGGACCAAGTGGGTTTCGAGGTGTTTGCCCGAGACGCCCAGGAAAAGGGCGGTGAGTTGTTGCGGCAGGCTGATGGGATGCAGGTATTACACGAGGACATCCTCAAGTATTTGGGCACCCCGCAGAACACTCCCGCAGCGGCATGGGAGGCCCAGGTCAGCGAGTTCTCGCAGAGGTTTCACACGTACCTCAACGCCAACATGGAGATCCTTGACGGCCAGTATGGGATGCTGAAGCAACTGGGGGCCAACGTCAAAAACCTGGACGATATGTTCATGCAGGGCTACCATCCCCGGCGTGCCAGTTCGCTGGCGGCCCAACGGAAGGACGCCCAGGCTGCCAAAGACTACGAAAAGCTGTTTGGACATTACTTCCCCTTTGCCTCCCCCCGGAACCCGCTCTTGCGTGAGTGGCCTGGTCGCACGGCGGCGGTGAACCGAACAGCCCAAGACCAATGGATTACCGCTAGCCAGAACGTGCGGGGTACGAAGGCGTTCCAAGATGGCTTGCGCGACGTTCTTGATTCCAGAGGCATCCCTACTGAGAAGCTGAATGTCCGGGAGATGCAACAGGCGTACCTTTGGAGCAAGCATATCGAACCAGAGTTGATGCGGGCTGGCCTATCGCCCGAGGACTTGGCTAAACAGGGAGACAACTGGCGAGTCGGGGAGACGATCGGCGGCAAGGAACTGGGACCACGGCTGGGGCGGGTGGTGGACTATTTTGCCGGGCTGCCCCCGGAGATCCTCAAGACCGGACTTTTCGATCGTCGGATGGTCGACGATCTGGGCGACTACGTTACACACATCTCCCGATCGCTGGGTACCGTACTGGCGGCGCACCACTTCCTGGCGGGCGAGAAGGTGGTGTGGAAGGCAGGGGAGGCGATCACTGACGGCAAGAGTTTGCGAGAGGTCTGGCAAAACGCCGGCTTCACTGAAGAGGGCCTGCTGAACTTCGCCAAACGCAAGTATCCCGGTGAGTTCGACGGTCCGCTAGACGAGGCGATACCCAAACTCAACGACTTGATGACCGATGCTCGCACCGAACGGGTCATGGAGGCTTATGTCGAGTCGATGCGTCCGTTAAACATTGGCAAGATAGGCGAGACCTACGACAAGATCAACTCGATGTATAAGGGCTGGCTGGTCATGGCCCCAGCCTTCCATACCCGCAACCTGGCTGGCGGTACCTGGCAGTGGTGGTCCGAGGGCGTGATGGGCCTCAAGGATGTACTGGGCGGTATTGGGGATGCGGCAAAGCACGTTCATAGCGGCGGTAAGACGCCCCTGACTCACATCGACGAAGTTCTTGACAGCGACCTACTACGGGGGGCCGGTTCGATCCAGGTGGCCGGTGCCGAGGTCACTGAAGAATTGGGGGCGGTCCCCCGGGGTTTCTTGGGTGGGATCTTTAGGCCCTACCAAAACTTGCCCGCAGAACGTAAGGCCGGTTCAGCGTGGCGGATGCTCGACCCCACAGCCAGTCGAGGAGTGCGGGGCGTGCGGCTGCCCAGCGGGGAGGTTGTGACCGGACGGCAGAACATCCCGGCTGCAATGGGAGAGAAAGCATACGGGTTCATCGAGTTTCTGTTACGGGCCGGGCCTTACGACCGGCTGCGAAAGCGGGGCTACAGTCCGGCACAGGCGAGACACATCACGTTTCGTACCCAATTCGACTACGGCCAGGCGTCAAAGTTCGAGCGGCAGGTGATGACCCGAATGATCCCCTTCTGGCGATGGGCGCGCAACAACATTCCCCGCCAGATTGAGTTGGTTATCAGCCGGCCTGGTGGGCGTGCTGCCCAGACGACGCGGTTGCTGGCGGGTATTCAACGAGAGTCGGGCGAGGGTGGGTATCTGCCTCCGTGGATGCGAGAACGGATGGCAGTTCGCTGGGGTGGTCCTGCCGAAAAGGCCACCTTCCTAACTCAGGCTGGACTACCCCTAGAAGACCTAAGCCGCTTTCAGTTTACTGGTGGCCGTCCCGCGATGGGTGCAACGGCCCGCCGGTTCGCTTCGGACATACACCCCCTGCTGCTGTCTCCCGTGGAGGCGTTTGCTGGCCGCCAGATGTGGACTGGGCGCAAGCTCAAGGATCTGCGGCCGATCACTGGGCAACCCGAGGTAGACTTCATGCTAACCCGCAGCCCTTTCTCTCGGCAGATTTTCGAGACCAGGAGGGCTCTGGATACCCGAAAGAGTCGTTCGGCTCGCTTGGCTGACTTGACTACGGGGCTCAAATTTCACACGGTTGACTTGCCAGCTCAGAAGCTCCGAGAAATGGAGCGGGCCCAGATGGAACTCCTGGAGGCGCACCCCGAGATCAGGGAGTTTACTCGCCTTTACCTTCCGAAGGACCAGAAGGATGCCCACCCGGATCTAGTCGAGGACCTGTCAATTCTGAACCTGCTTATCCAGCAACGTCGGAAGGCGGCTCGGGAGAGTCAATCCACCCCGCGTCCTTCCAAGTAGGCTTTGCCTTCCGCTTGACGGGCTTCTCTTTCCGTTTGGGCCTCTTGTGTGGTAGCCGTGGTTTGCAGTTGCAGGTGGCGGCCTGGCCCTTGCAGAGCGGACATTCTTCCTGGCTACACCCGGGGACGTGGTACATGCCCTGGCTCACGCCGCAGTCGGGGCAGTCTTGGTCTACGTCGTCATAGACCAGCCGCTTGCACCTCTGGCCGTGGATGATCCAGACCGGCTTGTCCTGCGCCCAGGTTATTCGCTCTAGGCGACGTTGCTCTTCTTCTTCTGGGGTGGGCCGTTTTCGGAACGATTGTTCGGGTGGTTCGATGTCGTTGGCCAGCCAATACTGCAACGTCACCCGTGCTACCCGGCAACGGTCCCAACCAAAGTCTGTGGCAATGTCTTGGCACGATTCGCCGGCAAGTCTCCGCTCGGATGCCTGGCGGATCAGTTGCATCTCCTCCTCGTCGACCTCGAACACCTGCCCCTTCTCGCCGGGCACGATCTTGTGGCCGTACTTGCCCGCCCCGTTGACGGGCAGGCCCATGGATTTCCGCCAGGCCATGGTCTCCCGGATGCGGGCCCCAATGATGGCGGCCTCCAGTTCGTGCATCAGCACGAAATTGCCCTGGATGTATTTGCCAACAGGTGTGCTGGTGTCGGGCAGGCTGTCGACGACGGTGACTATCCGGATGTCCTGCTGGGCCAGACGGCGCAACAGGGCAATCTCTTGCCCGCGACGAAACAAGCGGTCGAGCCGGACCGCCGCTATCACGTCGCCGGGCTGGATCCGTCGCAGTAATTCTCGCCCAGCGGGCCGTTTCTCGAATTCCAGTTTGGCGGCCGACACGCCCGTGTCGTAGGCCAGTTCGATGGGGTAGCCTTGCTCGGCTGCCCAGTCGTTGAGTATCTTGGCCTGGGCTTGGGGCGAGTTTTCCTGGCGATCGGTACTTACCCTGACATAGCCGTATGCAGTTGCCCCCTTCTTCAGTACAATGGGCTGCATTGGAAACCCTCAACAGGAAAGGAAATCGTGATGGAAAGTCGAATCAGTCGTCGTGAGTGCATGGGGGTTGCTGTGGGAAGCGTGGGCGTGTTGCCCGGCGCCGCATTTGCGCGCCCGCAAAAGAAAGCGCCGGTGATGGTGTCGCTCCACGAATTGGCCAAGCTCATGTCGCCAGGCGTGGAGCTTGTGGCATCCAATAAAGCGTCGGCTGAACCATCCCCAACACAAAGCCATTTGTCTCCGGCGAAGCTCAGCGTCCATATGTTCAGCGAGAACCCTAGGGGGTTCACTCGCACCGAATACTGTGCCACAATGCGGAGAGCTCGCAGGTCGCTCGGCCAGTATCGCCAGGCTGGAGACAAAGCGGAGATTATCACGTCCCAAAACTGTATCACTCTAAGGAGTTTGGAATGAAAAACCAGCCGCCGTTCGTTACCGCCGTTTGCGTCACGGGAAAAGAAGAGGGCCGAGTGGCCAAGTTCCTGCCCGCGGCGATTGACTGTTTTCACCGCCAGACGTATCCGGCAGACTGCCGGGAACTGCTCATCGTCGCCGATGGATGCTTTGATCTGCTGCCCTTCTCTACGGACAACGTCCGCGTGGTGGCAGTCCAGAGTAAGAAGTCGCTCGGGGAGCTTCGTAACATCGGGCTGGACAAGGCTCATGGGAACGTGGTGACCCAGTGGGATGATGACGATCACTACCGCGAAGACCGCATGGCCCTCCAGGTCGAGGCATGGAAGCAGAACCCCGGGTCTCCCGTGCTCCTTCAGTATCAGTTGTGCTACGACTGGGGCAGCGACACCGCGGCCGTGCGGTTCTTCGACAACACGGGGATCCACGGTAGCATCCTGCACCCCAAGACCGACGCCCGTTACCCTCACCAGGGCAAGGAAGAGGACAGCGTGTTCCTGGGCAACTGGCCGGGCTTCACGATGCTGGCCAACGATCCGGCCGTCTACGTGCGGTTTGCCCACCCTGGCTCGACGTGGGACGCCCAGCACACTCTGCGGCACTTCGGCCAGGAGTGGGCCCGAGGTCAGTGGTGGCTGGGAGACCAACATCGTGCGTACCTTCGCCAAGTTCTGGCCCTATACGGGGGTACACCGCAGTCCGCACCCAGCGAGGGGGTGCCTGAACTGGTGCAGGGTTAGTAAGCCCGGGCGGCCGGCCGACGGGAGTTGAGACCGTCGACCGGCAGGCGACCCTAAGCGCCCTTGCCCGGGGGTTGTTTGGCTTCAATCGGGAAGACTGCGGGGACTTTCGCTTGGGCTACCGCAGCGTCGATTATCAGGCGGACAGTACGTTCTATCCTTGCATTAGCCTGGGGGTGCTGGTATCGGAGAGTGCCGTCGCTCGCGTCGTGCAGGCACTGAGTCAACAGTTTGACGGCCTCTTGTTCCACCGTGGTGCGGATCTCGGGGCTTTCGTTGCTCATCTCATCTCCTTTCGCTGAATACCTTACGACACATCCTCAAACAAATGGAAGACAAGCTTGTCTCCTCTCATCAAGAAGCTGCCGTGATGCTTCAGCGCGAAGCCATTCTGGATTGGGTGCCCCGTACCGGCAAGGCGGAATTTACGGAACTCTAACGGTGCATCTGGATCAACTAGAGCCCAAAGGCGCGCAACGCCTTGCTGTTCCGCAATGTGCAGTACCTTGGCTCCGACTGGCATCTGAAGTTCTGACCGATCATCAATGTTGAGCCGGAACTTCCATACCTCTGGTAATCTATCACTCATCTCATCTCCTTTCGCAGGTCACGTAACCCGGTTTGTGTCCAGTGGATTGCTAGGTTCGCGTGCAAAACCATAAGCCAGACAACCAAACCGGATATCGTTATCTGTCTCCCCGTGCTTGAACGGCTCGTCTTCCTCGTTGATGTCTCTGACAATATAACCCTCTGGGATGCAGTCGTACCACTCATGGGGAAACAGCAGAAGGCGGTCATTCCATCGACCCATGCCGATATCAATCAGCAAATCATCGGGAGCCTTCTGGAGCTTGTCAAAGAACTCTGCGGATTTCTCCGGCCGAAACGTAATCTCCTTGCCGTCTGGACGCTCGAATTGTGGTGTAACGACTGTGACTTCCTCGAAATCAGAGACTCCGAGAAGTTCTCTAAGTTTCTTAACGCTTGGATTTTCGTCGCCAAAACGCAATTTGCCTTCAGACATGGTCAGCTCCTTTCAGTGGTAACGTAGCCTTTCTTGTGCCCGTGCCGTTCCATGTTCAACAGCCGGCGGCGGGTTGCGCGGCGCGGGGGCACTACTCGTCAATTCCGCTCTGCTTCTGCTTTCGCAAACTCCCGCGCAACTCTCGGGGTGACAGTCGAGACGACTGCAATCTCTTCCATTCCTGCCCACCGTGTTTCCATGCACTCCTCACACACGGGGTCGAGTGCCCCTACTGCCGATTCCACCCGATCGTAACTCGGACCGTACACCAGGACGGGGCGACTGCAATCACTGCACTTTGCATCGCGCAACTCGGCCCGCAAGGCCGGCGGGAGCTTGTCGACGTGTATTGCCAGGGCGGCAATGTAGGGTGTTTTGCGTTCCATCGTCTCACCTCCATTTGGTTCACCGCCTGCAACCCGGCGGCCCGGTTAGTCGTTCTCGTCAACGTCAAGCTCCTTAATGGCGGCCTGCAACTGCTCCCGGGCGACTTCTACAAACGACCATAGTCGCACTTTGAGGGCACTGCCAAGGTTGTGCTCAGCGTTTGCCAGGAGTTCTACTGGGTCCATCGTCTCAACTCCAGGGTTACGTGCTCCCCAGCGGGAGCACTCGGGGCCGGGGCGGTTCAGTCCTCATCCGGCAGCATGATCGTCAGCACGGGCTCTGCGTTGTCGCCCGGGCCCGACACGAGTTTGAGCGTCACCTGCCTCGGCTTGGGCGGGTGGTCCTTGCTGTAGCTCTCGGGCACGTTGGGCACCACAGACAGGGCGAAGCGGAGTTCGGTTCCGCCTGGGGCCGAGCGGATGGCACACTTGAGCATCCAGAGCACATCCCACAGCCGGCCCATGATGTCCTGGCAGGGGGCCAGCTTCTCGTTGCCCTCGCCCTCGATAGGCGTTACGACCTCGACGAATGCCGTGGTAGTCATGGCCATAGGCCACTTGAAGCCGGCCTCAGCCACCATGTCCTGTATTTCCTGGTCCATGGTGCAGCCCGGTCCGCTGAGCTGTACGAGAATCCCGTCCTCGATCGCCTCTCGGCGGGTGTAGCGGCTGATAACGGGCCCGAACACGTCTTCGACGGTACTCATGGTCTCAACTCCTCACATTAGGGTAGTGATGGTAAACTCGAAACGCAAGGCCCGCCGCCGGACGCGACCCCGGCGAGGCGCTGGCGGGGTGTTAGGCGTTCTCGACTTTGGCAATGGCTGCGCGGAGTAGTCGGGCAGCATCGCTATCAGGACAATCGCAGCCCGTTTGCTCATGGGCTGATAATGCTGGGAGTGCAGCTTGGCACGCTTCCAGCAACTCAGGCGCGGCGGCGATTAAATCACGGTCACAAATTGATCCGTTAGTGACTATAGCAATTTCGTCGCCTCCCTCTGGCTCACAGACTGCGAGGTCGCCATCGGTTGGCCCGGCAACGGTTTCCCACGGTCCGGGAGTGTATTCGTACATCTTTTCACCTCTTGGGGGTTATGCCCGGCGAAGCGCTGGGCGGGATGGCTATCCGCTGTTGCTGTTTGAATGATCCCGCCAAAACGTCTCGGCGGTCATCATCTCGTCGGGTACGTCCTCGGGGTTTGTGGCACAGCGGCCAGAGATCCCGCCGAACGCCTGAGCCCACTTGGGGCCGGTCTGCTGGCGCCAGTATGTCGTATCCTCGCGCGACTCTAGGCGACCGACGCGCTGAGTGTTGGCTACGCCAGCCTCTCGTAGCTCTGCGGTCGGCGCCTCGATGTCGATGGGGTGCAGCTTGCCGCCACGCCCACGCACTTGGCAGCGGGCCTGATAGACCTTGCCGCTGTACTCTGCTAGCTCCTGGGCCGTCATCAGCATGAAGTCGCGCGGTTCGTCGGTTCCCATCATCTCACCTTTTGTTGTGCCCTTGCGGGCGGGGCTACGGTCGCATTCTCCCCTGCTGGATTTCCTGTAACACGGCGCGCAGGTTGTTTCGGTTCTGCTTGACGCGCTCCACATAGTAGCTGATCGGCCGCCCGTCCAGGCCCTCGGAGACGGCGATCTCCCGTGCTCGTTCGGCAAAAGGTTGGGCGAGGTTTGTGGCCATCTTGGGGCGGATGCAACGGGACAAGAGCGGGCCCGCGTCGTCAAGCCAGTCGAATTTGAGCTGGCCCGCCGTAGTTGTGGTGAAGACCCACACGATATGATCCGGTATCGGTTCGGTCAGGTCCAACAACGCCCCCACCTGCCGATCCGTCAACAGGTGGCATTCGTCAACCACCCACGCCCGGCCGCCCTTCTGGCCAATGCCGCGGTAAGCCATAGCCCGGTCAATGTCGCGCAACAGCGCGGGGGTCAACTCCCGGGCGTGGAGATAGTCTGTGCAATAGTCGTCGGCCACCTCTGCCGCAATCAGCCGGCCGATCGTGGTCTTGCCGGTCCCGCTCTTGCCGCTGAGCCAGTAGGCGTTGCCGCCCAGCCCGCCGTTGTCGCGGATCCGCTGAAGGTCTGCGACCAGCTTCTCTTGGCCCACCACATCCTGCCAGGTGCGCGGGCGGTACTTTTCGGGTAGGTTCATAGTCTCAACTCCAGTCTGTTAGGGTAACAACTACCGGGAGGCGGGGCGGCTAGATTGGGACGCCCTCACGCCGCGCCCAGTTATAGAAACCTTCATCGTTCAATATCCATTGCCGCCGCTCGTTATCGTTGCGTTGTTCTGGCTGGTGGTGGTGGTCTGTGCCCGACTTTGGGCAATCGCAGCTTGCCGTGCGCGGGACAAAGCCCACCGCGCGGTCGATCGCCACGTCAATCTCGGCCCGGTTCTGGCGGATGAAATCTCGCATGTTCATAGTCTCAACTCCTTCTAGGGTCAGGGTACAACTACCGGCGCCGCGCCGCCACCGGGAGGCGCGGGGGCCGGGGGTTGTCAAGGGTATTTAGGGTATGGGTACTCGTTCGTCTAGTGGAACGTATCTTTCCGTTGGCTTGTCAATGCCTTGGACGATGCGGATGCCGATCCCTCGGACTCCCAGAATCGCACCAGCATCTATACACCACCATTCAGGCTCGCCCGAATATCGGTCGCCGTCAGCGTTTACGTCAATGAAGGTTATAGGCTGGCCCTCACTGTCGTTTAGGTTCCGGATGTTCACGATGCAACCGGGTGCTTCGATATGCAGTCCCTGATGCTTGCGGCTCATGGGAATGGTTCTCATCGTCTCACTCTCCTTTGCTAGGGTTACGCTGGCTCCAACGGCCAGCCCGCCGGCTCCCTGTTGCCAGGGAGCGCGGGGGCGGGGTCGTCAACGTGCGTTGCGACCGGCAACGGTGACCGATACGGCTCCCGCCCGGTTGATCTTGACCAGCCCGGCCGATGCCAGGGCCACAATCCCGGGATGCTCGGCGGAGTACTCGCCCAGCCCGGCCCGGTCGAATTCATCCCGTCGATACTGCCCGCCCTTGATACTGCAAATCACCTCCAATACTGCCCGCTGGTCGTTCGGTAGTTCGGCCGGGGCCGGCAGCAGTTTGCTGAGGTTATCGGGGTGGATATAGAACACGAGCCCGTGATCCTTCCCGCAGAATATCTTGTGGCAGACTATGGCTTTCCCCGGTTCTAGCTTGACGGTAGGGGATGCTGGCTGGCAGGGGTGGCCACCCGATTCGTTGCCGATCAACGGGTCGTGCGCCTCCCCGGTTGCCAGGTCTAGGCCGCGATAGGTGTATTTTGTACCGCCGGACCAGTAGTTGTCGGAGAACTCCACTTCGTTGCGGGTCTCGACTGCAAACGTGCGGCCCCTGTACTCCGGGAAAGCTCGGCGGAATACGGCCGGTACGTCGCGGGGTTCTAGGCGTATGCTTCTCATACCGCACCCCCTTTGCTGTTCTTATGAGGCCGCGGCGGGAGGGTGTTGTAGCGAATTGAGTGGTCGAGACACGTCGGGTGGGACATGCCCGCATAGATCACGGGGGCGGCGCTGGCGGGCCGATCACACCAGCAACAGAGGATTGGCTTGCCCAGAGCGGGCGGGGAAGGTAGAGTAGACATGCTTTCAACTCCTTCTCAGTTGAGGGCCACGCCCCCGGCTGTTACTGCAGCGCGGGGGCATTGTAGTGGGGGGGGTTAGGGGTGAGTGCGCGTCTCTTCTGGATACGGCTCCTTCCGAACGGCTACGCCACAGAGCTGGCAGTACAGGGTGTGGGCATCACCGTGCGGCCCGTCCAATTGTGGCCAGAACAGGAGCTTGCCGGTATTGGGGCATTTTTCAACCGTGTGCGGGGCAGGCTCGCCGCCATACAGTTTCAGTAATTCTGGCATCGTCTCAACTCTCCTCGACTAGGGTACTGAGGGTAACGCCGAGCGCCTTCGCAACCCGGCGAAGGGTGGGTAGGTTCGGCACGTTCACGCCCGTTTCCCACCTGCAAACCGTGGTCACCGTGATGCCGAGCTTCACAGCTAAGGTTTGCTGCGACCAGTCCCGGTCTTCTCGGGCGGATCGCAAAGCGGACGGGATGAGGGCGGGGCGACGCATGTTAGACCTCCAGGAGTGCAGGAGGGGCGTTGGCTAGTAGTACGATGATGCGCCTAAGCGCTGTGTCGATGTGGCTGTCATGCAGGTAGGCATAGAGGGGGCGGGTATTGTAGCCGGAGGCGTGCAAGCAATCCCACCGGAACCGTTCCTCCGATAGTCCGCGTGCACAATACTCCAAACGCCACTCCGCAAAGGTCAGCCGCTTTCCTGGAGTCTTGCACTCCCGGGGGAAGCTATTTGCGATTGCCTCCCGCATTGCTGCAAAGTCTTCGCTTCGCATTTTCATGATTCAACTCCGATAGGGTTTCGGTTTCGACTCGCCCGATATCATATCGGCAATCCCAAACGTGTCAAGACTGTGCTATTGCAAGTCGAGTTGTAAGTCGAGATAAGCCAACACGTTACAAGGCGAGAATAATTCTGGATTGGCTGTTTTGGGAGTGGCCAGAAATCAGGATCCCCAGAAATCGCAGGGCGAGCTGGCCGATGTGATCGACCGCAACTGACCGGCGTCGCGGTGGGTGAAGTCAAGTCGGCCGACGCGCCGATGCTCGGCCCGAAGTCGCCTTCGCCGATGCGATCAAACCACCGCCGAGCACCCGCCAAACTCCCGCCAAAACCTGAGCAAACCACCGACAAGACTTCGCCGAAACCGTCGCGCAGCGCCAAGCCAGACCGTCAATGCGATCGGCGCGACGCCACCTCATCCGCGAAGTGGTCGAGCTTTGGTCAGACTTTGGCAGGGTTTTGGCCAGCGTTTGGGGTGAAAGGCCCCCAGATGTGAGGCGACGTAAGTGGTTTCGGCTTCACGAGTTACGACAATTTCAGCCTCGAATGTGCACTGCGGAACGGTGCCGCACAATCGGTCGACCGTGCCCTCTCCATGTAGCCTCCATGTAACCAGGCTGGTAGAAGGCACCCCCGGCCTGCCCCCCCACGCTCCCGGCTCCCCCCATGATTGTAGCTACACCCACGCAGTCGACCTCACCTCCCCGGGTGCGACCCTGTTCTGAGCACCGCCCGCCAGGGTGCCATCGCTCGTGAATTTCCCCGGCCGGCGTACTGGGGGTGATGCGGCTGGCCTACCCCGGGTGCGATGCCACATCCACTGTGCATCCGCTGGTTAAGTTGGGTAAGATGCTTTACTTGCCCAGCAGAGGGCAAGCCCGACTGTGCCGCCGTCCATGGGTTTGCCGACGCTCTCCAACGCGTCGGTCGAGATCTCTTTACAGGCGTTGACGCAGGCGACGATACGTTTGGCGTCTTTTTCTGTCTCGCATCCGGCAACAACTTGGGCACCACCTGTTGGGTGAGAAAGAACTGTCCACGGTCGACCACCTAAGTGTCTCCCGTATGCTGAGATCAACCACGGTTCGGGCGAGTGATCAGGCATGGCGGTTCTCCATGGTCTCGAACTTATCCAGCCCACAGCGTCTGCACCACTGCATTACTGGGTCCCAGTCGTGCTGACAGTTCTGGGTATCGGTCTCCCGGACGCCTTGGTGGATGGCACAGCGGCGTCGATGGGCGGCGGCCGAGTCGCGGCGGAACATTCGCAACAGTGCCTCCGTTCTGGCTATGCGCTTTCCTAATTCTGCCTGTAGTTCACTGTCAAGCATCCTCACTCCTCTGTAACGTTGCTGGCGTTACGAAAGCGTTACGGGCCTTCACCTCGTACAGCCTGGCCAGAAACACGCTGCACGCTGCCCGGCGCCGATGCAGTTCGGCCAACTGGTAGAGCAGCTTGGCCTCACGTTTCCGGGCTTTCTTCTGCTGGGACTTACTCATGGGCATGGTAGAACACCGCGCCGGGCCTCTTCAGCCGCACCTCGGTATCGATAATACACTCGACAATGCCGTCCCCGACAGGCGGGTACTCCTCCCACCACTGAGGTGCATCCGGCAGGCAGCGAATGCCGTCGCGGTCGACCAGTCGCGGCAGGCCCAATTCTTCGGCGCTGGGCAGGGGCGGCTTACGGCGCTGGGGGTTGGCGTGCTGGTCCATGGAATCTTCCCTACGTCTGGTCGAATACTCGTCTGTCACCACACGGAACGCACAATATCGTTCCTCCATTCAAGTCACAGTCGTGGCATTCCGGAAACATGGTCTTCCCGACACGCGAGGGGATCCGGGTACGTTGCGAGAGGACAACATTTACCGTTGGGGGGCAGTGCCAAGCCCGTAAGTGCCCTGGCGAGACGTACCCCCAGACGTGGCATTTAGACGAGTGACACGCAGCATGGCACTCCTGGGTATCGGTCGCCTTTGCGGGCCAGAGTGCCGCGACGATGGCGCCCAGCATGGTCTTGAATGAGGTTCGGCGGTTCATGGTCATGCTCGTGGCTGAGGGCACCGCATGTCAAAATAGTCGTACGATTCACGGGCTTCTGGCACCTCTACAGCGAATGTCCCGTCTTCCCTGCTCCCCAAGAGTCTGAAACCACGATGGACGATTATTGGGCCGACTTTTTCGTAGTAGCCTTCTTTCAATTGAGCGGCAGTCACTATTCGGTGGTCCATCGGATCGCCCCTTATGGGTGGGGGTAAAGGTCACGGCGGGCCGGACACCGCCGTCAGGTTTCTCAACCGGCCCCTTTTCGGATTCGGCCTGCTTGGCTTCCTCTCTGGCTCTGAGCGCTGCCTGGGTCGCCGCCATGGCCCTGTCGGCTGCCGCCCAAGTCTTCAGATCACCTGTTTGATCCCATGCCATCAGAATCCCCCTTTCCAAAAATAGGACAGATCCAAAGGTCACGGCGGGCCGGAATTGCACCGGCTCCCATGCGAACTGCTCGGCACTGACCATGGGCACACCCGAGTCGTGTCACGTGTCACTGTCCACGCCGCCGCCGTGATTTTCACCCGCCCATTATGCACGTCACCATCAGGGGAGCGGTGCGACGGGATAAGTTGCTTGCTGGTAAGTGGTTGCTATTTGCAATTGTGTAGGATTTGTGTAGATGGGGGTTGGGCGCCGGGTGGCTATACTATTGCGAGTTCCTTCTCACATTTACGGCAGACAGGGTTTTCTGTAGTGCGGAACGTGCCCAAGGTCTTTCGTATGCCGCAGAATTGGCATCGCCGCCGTTTTCGTCGTTTAGGGGGTGGTTTTCCATCCCACCGCGGGTTGACCGAGTCAAATGTCAATCCCTTTAGACGGCAGAGTATTTTCAGTCGCCTACGAGCACTGCCAAATTTGGCTTTTTCGCCGTTTTTCTCGAACTCGATAAACAGGTGGCATTTGCGGCAGAGTGCCCACAACTCCAGTAAGCACTTCCCCAGCAGGGTGGGTTCGCGGTAGCCCCAATGGTGGACATTCGACGCCCGACCTCCACAAATGCGGCATTTCTGCTGGTCTCGGGTCATAACGCGGCTGCGAATGGAATTCCAGAGGTTGCTTTGTAGATACTCCTCATAGGACTCGTAACCGAGCTTTTCCAATCGCCTGTTGCGCTTTTGGTATGCACCCATGCTGCAATTCCCCCAGGGCCTCCGTTCTGGATTTTTGACGTGGCTACATCGCTAGCCTTCCACGTACTGCCCTGGTCGTGGGCAATGGGTGCGACAACCCGAATGCCGAGCCGCTTTCGTATGCGGGTGCCCAAGCGGACTTTCCGCTCTAGCTTCGGTTCTTGCCAGTTGTCGCGGGCTCCTGGAACGTCTCCAGCCGGATGGCGGGCCTGGCGCGATGCCTCTCGGTCTTGCGACCGGCAACCAGAGTAGCATCAAAGGTTGCGACCCCCTCGGACCTCCGGGATGGGCCCTGCCTCTTCGGTGAGGCGGTATTTGAGTCGACCAGGCGGCTGGCATTCGCCAACCTAGCCGATACGGCCCGCCGAGTCAAGAAACAATCAGGCGGGACCTTTTTGCACCGATGAACGACCATAAAAGGCGTCCAGGATGTCGGCCGCGTCGGCGAGGCGCTGAAAGGCTCGGGCCCAACCATCATCTTGGCTTGGGTGGATCCGACTAAGGGCCCGTCTCCGCAGATCGTAAAGTTCTTCGCGGGTGAACATATCGGGGTCGTCCATTGACCGGAGAGCCAAAAGCTGCTCGCCAGTCAATGGCGTGACGGTAGGGGGGTCACACATGACATTGCTCCTTGTGAGGGGGGACGAAAAACGGGCGGCCGAACGCGGACATCTGTTGCCAGGCGACTGGCACCGCAATCAGGGCGTGTCCGCCAACCTAGCCAATTCGGCCGAACGTGTCAAGATTACGGCAGGACCATTTTGCTGGTCCGGCAAAAAATATCCAAACGTCGTCTTGACGGGAAAGTGGCCTGTCTGCTATTCTGCTTTTCACGCGGAACGAAAACCCGTGAACGAGAGCCGACCATGCTTCTGACTTTCCCAGCGACGACTCGCCTTCTGGCTTTGGTCGGCTCTGATTCGAGTGGTCGCTTCCACACCCTGCGGTCGGCGGCGGGCTGGCCGCGGGGTGCTTGTTTCCAAACAGGAGATTCCCATGTCGCAGGTTTGTGAAGCTGCCCCACCTGAAGACGCGGACCGCAACGGCGAAAGTGACTTTGCCGTGATGCTTTCGCGGGAACTGAAACGGAAGGTGGCTGGTATTTCGATCGCCGGCGCCCGTTACCTGACGGACAGGTATTACTCATTCCAACGGGCGCGAATCAGGGCCGCACACCAGGGTAGGACAGAAAAGTTAGCGGGCGAACCGTACGAGCTTATCGAATGGATGGAGAGCACTGAGTCCAGGCTGGAGGCCACGATCAAAGGGTTCTTGGCGGAGTTTGCCAAGAGCTATGCTGTTGGCCGCTGGATGTTGGCCCAGACCGGAATCGGGCCGGTGATCTCGGCGGGCCTGCTTGCGACCATCGACATTCGCAAGGCGCCCACGGTAGGAGGTATCTGGAGATTCGGTGGGCTGGACCCTAGCCTCAAGTGGCCTGGCAGTAAACTCGCACAAAAGAAACTGAAGGAACTTGGGATTGATGACACCATTACCGACGAGCAGATTACAGAGCTGTCGGAGTGGAGCGGCCAGAAATGGGTCAGGCTGCAAAGCGTGTGGACCGACGGCTACGCCATCAAGGAAGAAGCTCCAGAGAAGGGTAGCAAGGGGCTGGTAAAGTTTTTCTCCGTCCGTCCCTACAATGGCCGGTTGAAGACGATCTGCCTGGGTCACCTGGGCGAATCGTTCAACAAAAATAAGAACCGGGAGAAGTGTTTCTACGGGCGGTTGCTGTGGGAGAAGCAAGCGGCTTTGTGGCAGCAGAACCTTGCGGGCGAGTTTTCGGAGTACGCTGCCCAAGGGCTGCGGGAGAATCGCGTCGGCAAGGCCACATCTGCCTATGCGTGGAAGTCCGGTTGCTATGTTCCCAAGGTCGTGCGGGCCTGCGCCAAGAAGGGCGACGGCTACGACGAGATTCCCAAGGGTCAGCCGGGTAGCGGCGTCCCGATGTTGCCCCCGCAGCAGATTTACTTTCGAGCCCGGCGGTGGGCGGTGAAGCTGTTTTTGTCTCATTTGCATCACGTCATGTACCGGGAGTATTGGGGTAAGGAGCCGCCGGCGCCCTTCATCTTCGAGCATCCGGACGGCAAGCAACACGCACACTTGATTCAGCCGCCGCTCTGGCCAGGGGAGTATGAGGGATATTCCCTGAAACATTTGTATGGGGAGGAGTAACCGACATCGGCGAGAGTCTGCAAAGCTCGAGTGAACCGCTTCCATTGAGAATCCGAAGCACTTGAGTAAACCGCGAAAACCGAGAGTCTGTCAGACTGGAGTGAACCGCAAGCGCCGAGAGTCTGCGCCAAGAGAGTAAACCGTCTCCTGCGAGAGTCTGTGGAAGAGAGTGAACCGACGTTCCTGAGAGTCTGACCGGGCTGAGTGAACCGTGATCGCTGAGAGCCTGTTGGCTGTGAGTGAACCGGAACGGCCGAGGGTCTGTCACAAGTGAGTGAACCGCAACGAGTGAGAGTCTGACGCATCGGAGTGAACCGAGAGAGGGAAGAGTCTGCAAGAAAGGAGTAAACCGTGCTCTTCGAGAGTCTGGGATCAACGAGTGAACCGCAACGAGCGAGAGTCTGTGGGGGCGGAGTGAACCGACGGCGGGGAGAGTCTGACCACCGCGAGTGAACCGTGCTCATAGAGAATCTGGGAGGCCGGAGTGAACCGGAACTACCGAGAGTCTGTCACAGGTGAGTGAACCGCGACCGCAGAGAGTCTGACGCACGTGAGTAAACCATAGCGAGTGAGAGTGAACCGGAAGAACCGAGAGTCTGCGAAATGCGAGTGTTTTTCTGACACCTTACAAAAGGAGAATGTCATGCCGGAAATCACGATGATTCCGCTTGACGATATCGGATTCGAGGCGGCGTATTACCCGCGGGTGAACGCCGACGCCAACTGGTTTACCGTCAACCAGTACTGGGATGCCTACCAGCAGGGTGCAAACTTTCCGCCCATTGCACTGGTGAGGGTGACAAAACGACCCTATCCATTCCTGAGTTTGGACGGCCGACACCGTTACCTCATCCACCGCAAGGCCAAGCAGACGAAGATTGCGGCCGAGATTCTGAAGCTTCCCGAAAAGCAGTGGTTCGCAAAGTCAGTCGAACTGAACGCGAGGCACGGTCGGCAACTGGACCCCGGCGACAAAGCCTGGATTGGCTATCGGCTGAAGCAGCAGGGCTACAGCCTGAAGCGCATCAGCAAGATATTGTGCATGGACCCGGTCACGCTGGAGAGGTTGATTCTCACGCGGGTTGTCGAGGGCCTGGCGGAGATGAAACCCAAGAAGGGCGAGCCACCGAAGAAGGAGAGCCGCAGCTACCGCCGCGTAAACGGCAAGTTTATTGGCGTGCTGAAAAAAGCCCTGGACTGCTGTGCCGGTTCGGCCTCAGCCAAACTGGCATTACAGAAAGGTGGACCGCTCACGCAACGCGACAACCTCCAGATAATGGATGCGTTCCTTGCCGTGTTGGAGTGCAAGACCATTGACCTGGCCGACGCGGAGCAGGCGGCAAGGTTCGAGAAGATCAAGGCGATGGTCCGCAAATACTAACCGCGGTTAGTGAGAGTCTGTGGGAAATGAGTGAACCGATGGCACGGAGAGTCTGCGGCAGAGGAGTGAACCGAGAAGTCAGAGAGTCTGAAGGTGGCGAGTGAACCCCATGAAGCGAACCATCTACCCCGGCGTGCCGGCAACGGACGGCCGGCGCGTCCTGTTTCATTCGTGCGTTTTGCGGGCGGCGGGCGGCGGCGTGGAAGGACACGCACTCACAGGGGTAACGCTCAAGGCCAGCGGCGTGAGCCGTTTGGTACCCAGCGGGTTGAGACTGAGGAAGCTCAAGTCGGCTGTCGATTCCGGCCCGCCCGCTGCCCGCAAAGCGCACCAACCTAAGTGACAGACCTGTAACAGGAGCACACCATGCCACTGACCATTCCCGACGGCCAAACGTGCGTTGACGCCGAAGAGTCGCGGCGGCGCGAGGTCGAGCGTGCCCTCGAGCGCGGCGAGTTGGCGGCGGTGGAAGAGCGCCTGGACTTCGAGGAGAACACGAGTGCTCGGCACCCCAACGTCGGGTGCGGCTCCACGAACAGCCGAACCATGCAAAAGGCAAGCCGGAACGCCACAAGCGAGCGCCGGTAGTCGTGTCGGAGGGGCCGGCGAAAGACGTGACAGTCCAGAGGGCCAAGTCGGTGGAAAGCCGGCACTTGAGAACAACCAAGGAGGACAATACCGGGTGGGAAGGTCTGGTGATCTCGCTGGTCTCATAAGCCAGTAATCGTGGTTCGATTCCACGGCCCGGCACTTGCAACGGCCGCAATGGTGCGGTTCCTGTCTGCGTGCAGCAGAGGGACGAACGAAAGGAGCGTTGCAACGGGGTCCTGGGAGGTGGCCCCTATGACGCCCTTGTTGGCCATGGGACATTCCCCGCTGGCGGTTCGATTCCGTCGTAACAATGGCAAGCGAGGCAGGTTCGATTCCTGTCGGGGGCACTTTACAAGCGAGGTGGCCTGCCCCGCGAAAGCACGGCGGGCGGTTGGGAAAGGAAACACTGATGATTGATTCTGGTGGTCGTACACTTAAGCGAGATTCGCGTCGATTTCGTTGTGTTAAGCAAAGGTGCATTGGCTGCGGCACATCTTTCTGGGTATCCCTCTCTGAATTGAAACGAGGAAAGGGAAAGTATTGCAGGTACTCATGCAGCGCGAGGGCAGGGGCTAAAGTGCTGAACGATAGGAATATCTCATTTGAAGAAGACCCGAAAGTAAAGAAGGCTGCTGCTTCGCGTCTTGCCGAAGCGCTGAAGCAGGGCAAAAAGGTCCGGCCAAAGCAATGCAGTGTATGCAGAAGGACAGCAAGGATTGAGGGTCATCACGAGGATTATAGTTCCGACGATGTGCAATGGCTTTGTCGGTCATGCCACAAGAAACGCCACTACGGAACGTTGCTGCCTACCGGCTAACCCAAAGTTTCTTATGAACGCTTACAAAAAGCACGTGCGGGCGGTACACGGGATGGCGGTTCGTCCGCGGCCCGAAACGACACGGGTATTATAAACACCCCGTTGAGTCCCGGGTGGCTTGCGACTTCCCGCTGAGTCGCCAGACGGCCGTCCGCCGTGCGTTTTCAATCACGAACAGGAAGCCCCGGCATGAGGCCGGCACACGAAAGGCGATAGCTATGAGAGTGAAGATTGAGTATAGCGGAAAGAAGAACGATCCTGGCGACGAGTACCAGTCCAGGTGCGAGGTATTTGTGGATGACCAGTGTGTGGCCCAGGGCTGTAATCTATCAGAATGTCCAGAGGACGCAAATCTCGGGCGGGACTTGAAGTTTGTATACAAGCTGCCAGAGGTCTTGCGAGCCGCACACGAAGCAGGCCAGCGCGGCGAACCATTTGAACTGGAAGAATCCGAAAACGTTGAGTAAAGGACGAACCGGCATGGCCGGCACACGAAAGGAAGAACCGATGGGCGAGATCGCAGACGCTATGGTCGAGGGCTTACAGTGCTCGCATTGCGGTATTTGCTTTGAAGAGGGACATGGGTTTCCAGTGCTTTGTCAGGATTGCTACAAGCACGAGACTCCGAGGGAAAGGGCAGGCATACCGCAAGCGACAAACAAGGAACTATAGGACACCGGCATGAGGAAGGCAACGGCATGGACGCCGTGGATGGACCCGCGGGGCCAAAGCAGGAGGCCGCGGCCCCAATTTATCAGGAGGAAATCATGTTGTGTCTTAGTAGGAAACGGGGCGAGAAGATTCACATCGGCCCCGACATCACCATCACAGTTATTGGCGTGTATGGCGGTATTGTGCGGCTGGGGATCGAGGCTCCCCGGGAAGTGCCGATTGTCAGAGACAATGCCATACAGAAAGGCCCCGACGATGCTGCGGCTTAGGTGCATGAACCGCGACTGCGATTACGAGGGCACCACCGAGGGCTGGGCTCCGGACGCGTGTCCCGAGTGCGGCGACGTGGTGGAGGTGAAGTCGGTGGTGACGGAAACGGAAGGGAGTTGACATGAGCAAGCATACGCCAGGACCGTGGATTGTGAACACGGACCCACATTATGAAGATGGCAAACCAGGTCTAATCTGGGGACCGAGCGGACCTGGATATGGTTCCATCTGCGAACTGTCACCCGTATATCCACGAGAGTTCAAGGCCGCAGACGCCGCGCTGATAGCCGCGGCCCCGGACTTGCTGGCCGCGTGCGAGGACTTGTTGTGCCAGGTCAAATGCCTCGGGGGCGAAGAAACGCAAGCCCTGGATTTCGACCAAGCGGAAGCCGCTATCGCCAAGGCCAAGCAGCCGGCCGGAGACCCCGATGCCTGAACCACCCATCGACCAACCTTAAAGGAGACATAACATGCGACTGCTTATCGAGATTGGGTACACGAAACTCTTGCTGGCCGAGGGGGCGGACACAGGTGCTTTCTTCAAAATGCTTTCCGAAGCAACACCGGTTGAAGAGAAGGACACCAAATTCAGCGAGCCTAATAAGTACGCTGTGAAGTGTGGTGCCTCCGACCTTTCTTTTCCCCAATTCATCACGGACTCGCAACTCATCGACGAGGAAGAGGCCGCAGAATTGGACATTGACCAACTGACAAAAAAGTCGGACCGGGACCGCCAGGAGCGTAATGCAGCGGTCGCAAAGCTGGCGGAACTCGAAAAGAAGGTCGCTGCGCTCACTGGTAAAGCAGATGTCTAGCGAACCACGTGTTGACCCGCCGCGGGAAGTCGAGCCGAGCAGCGGCATGAAGCTGGCCAACAGCGCAATCTACCTCTGGCGGTTGGCTGGGCCGAAGCTGCACGATGAGGGGAGGCTGGACATGGACTGGGCACACCAGTGGAAGCTGATATTGCAACAGATGGAGGGGATCGCCGAGAAGGCAGATCAGTAACGAAAGGAAAACCCATGCAACTGCTGACTAATTCGCGTTCGCAGAGTTTCAAGATTTGCCGCAAGCGGAACCACTACGCCTATGAGTTGGGTCTGCGTCCCGTAACCGACCCCAGGGCACTGCGAATCGGCGCGGCGTTTCATTTGGGGCTGGACGCTCTGAAACAGGGAAAGGATGTCAAGGATGCAATCGCCATCGCTTGCCGAGCATACGACTGACCTGGAGTGGCAATACGAACGTGCTATGGTGGCGGCCCTGTTGAGTGGCTACGACTGGCGATGGGGTGCTTCCAAATTGAAGGTAATCGCCACCGAACAGTCGTTTCGATTGCCGTTGCGAAATCCCGCGACGGGCAAACCGTCGCAGCTCTTCGAATTGGCTGGCGTCATCGACGGCATCGTGCGGATGGAAGACAGCCGACTTGCCGTGATGGAACACAAGACCGCCTCCGAGGATTTGGCATTGGGTAGCGACTATTGGCTTCGCCTTCAGAACGACCTGCAAATCTCCATCTACGTCCATGCGGCAAGGGAACTCGGCCACGATGTAAGTACGGTGTTTTACGACGTGATTCGCAAACCCAGCATCAAGCCGACGAGGGTGCCGTTACTGGATAGGACTGGGCTGAAAATAGTGCTGAATGCCGACGGTCAGCGCGTGTTGAAAAAAGATGGTATGCCCCGCCAAACAGGCGACACCGCCAAAAGCTACGTCCTCCAGTCCAGACCGATGACGCCCGACGAGTGGAGTCAGCGAATCATCGACGACATTGCCAAGCGGCCCGATTTCTACTACGCCCGCGTGGAGATACCACGACTGGACCAGGAGATTGAGGAGTGCCGAGCGGAACTGTGGGACATTCAGAAGACGTTACGCGAGGCACAGCGAAACAATCGGTGGTACAGGACCGTTACCCGCGATACGTGCGGATTTTGCAGCTACTTCGGCTTATGTAGCAGCAAGACCGATTTGTCCTCTGGTGTGGCGCCAGAGGGGTTTGAGTTTGTATCGAATGTTCATCCCGAACTGAAAGGACTTTCTGATGAGTAAACCTACCGGGCCGATGGCGACCAAGCCGTCGCCCGTCACGCAGCCGTCTAAGCCTACGGGACCAATGGGTCCTGTCCCTACGGGAACGGAAGGGATTCAGCCGAACCGTCTGGAAGTGGAGACGGGGGTCAGCCGCGGTGCCCAACGGATTGTGGTCTACGGTACGGGCGGTATCGGTAAGACCGAACTGTGTTCGCTATTGACGCAGGTGCAAATTGTTCCTTTGTTTGTTGACGTGGAAGAGTCCAGTAAGTTCCTCGACGTGGATCGAATAATTCCCCGCACGTTTGAGGATGTGCGAGCCGTGCTGCATGACCGAGGATTGACGGGGCGATACGACGCCGTGGTGGTGGACTCGTTCACAACCCTACAGGATTTTGCCGTGACGTGGACACTGGCCAACGTCAAACACGAAAAGGGGCAATTTGTGAAGTCTGTCGAGGGCTATGGCTTTGGCAAAGGCTACACCCACGTCTACGAGACGTTTTTGCAAATCCTGGGTGATCTCGATGCCCTGGTGCGTGCAGGCAAGCACGTTATCGGTGTGTGCCACGATTGCGTCGTGACAGTCCCCAATCCTGGCGGCGAAGACTGGTTGCGCTACGAACACCGATTACAGCAACCAAAAAACACCGGCCAGTTGCGGTCGCGAGTGCAGGAGTGGTGCGACCATTTGCTGTTCATCGGCTACGACACCGCCGTTAACGAGGACGGCAAGGCACAAGGTACGGGTACTCGCAGCATTTACCCGACACAACTACCAACCCATTTGGCCAAGAGTCGTACATTGGCCAATCGCGTGAAGTACGACAAAGGAAATCCCGAAATTTGGAAACTCTTATTTGGAAAGGAATAGGTCATGCAGCCAATGCACTGGGCTGGAGGATGTCGTGGGCAAATCACTGCCTACAAGTTTGGAAAGGTGCCCAGCGGGGCGATCGTGTTGAACATCACGGCTCGCATCGACGAATACTGGGACCCCGACGAAAAGGCTTGGATGGACTGCCGGCCCAACGAATTCGAGATAGACGGGGCCTTATGGCTTTGGGGCACAGACGAGAACCGCAACAAGCTGAATCAAATACAAGCGACTGCATTGATTCGGCATTGTGGCTGGGACAGGTCATCCGTAAGCCTCCAGGAGAAAACGTGGCAGCCGACTCCATGTGGATTTACCACCGAGCTGAACAAGTACAAAAACGACGGCAGCTATCACATTGTCTGGATCAACGGCTACGAGGAGGTGCCGCAAGGCGGCCAAATGTCCGCCGAAGATGCACAGGCGTTGGATAATCGGTACGGCGGTGAGTTGGCGGCATTGGCAGGCAACGTGGCCCGTGCGGAGACTCCGCCCCCGTCTGGTGCCCCTGCCACGCCACCGCCCGCCAAAGCACCTACTCCAACGCCCAAGGCAACACCGCCAGCCGAAGCACCCGCTGATGCCCCAGCAGGTGCTTCGGCTGCCAGCGACATACCGTTCTAACGCAATCCCCGCGCTGCGGCCGTGCTCGTCGCCCGGTCGCCGGCCTGGGGCTAGGAGCAAACCATGAAACTCGAAGTGACGTTCGTACCGGCCGAGCCAGTGGTCCAGAGTTTGGAGGAGATCGGGCCGATGGTATTGGTAAAGTGCACTGCAACCGGAGAAGCAACAGCCGAACGATACAAGGATTCCAGGGGCAACGTCTGGTCTTTGCACACTGGTGAGCCGACTTGGCGGAGCAACCACCCTGAAGACTACAGAGCCCTCGAAGTTCTCGGCCCCGTGCAGACGTTGCCACCCGAGGGACCACCCGAGCCTCCGGTCCAAAGGCTTGACCAATTGCCGCTGAACACGTGGGCGATGTGTTACCGTAGACCCGGCGATCCCCACTGGCCGCGATGCCGTGATAAAGCCGGCCGAGTCTCCTATCTTGATGGTGGACTCAGTGGTGCACTGGCTTTGAGTCCCAAGGACATCACTCCCCCCATGTTCATCGTCGCCGAAGTCCTCGGCCAAGTGAGATATGAGGTGACCGACGATGGCTGAGTGTGAAATTTGTGGTAAACCAACTGACATTATTGTTGGATGTTGTCGATGCGGGCGACTTATTTGCCTGGGGTGTGAAGCAGCCCTGCCTGAAGGTGAAGCAGACGAGCCTGTGTGTGAAGAATGCTTTTAGTTGAAAGGAACCGACGATGGCTGAATCAGACGCACGTACTGCGGACCTCACTTTTGATGACGGTGTACTGTGGGCCGTGGCTCGCATTGTGGATTGCTACGACGAGATAACGATGGCTGCGTGGCTGCTGCGTGAATCGGGAGTCGATACCACCAGGGTAGAGGACGTGGATGCACCCTTCATTGCAAAGGCATTGGAGAAGTAACATGAGTAAACCTGAATCAGACACAAAACTCTGTGACAAGTTGGCGGAGTGGAGAGGGTGGAAGTGGATGAGGTGGCACGACTTGGACTATAAGAGTCCAGACGGACCTCTGCGGCGGACATTAGTGAAACCCGATTCACAATGGCTTGAGTCTCCGGATTGGGTTGAATGTGATTTGTCAGACCCGCGTCAACGGGCATTGCAAGCCAATTCTTCTCATGTTCCCCGCCCCGACATCGACATCGACGCCGCTCTGAAGTTGCTGGACTGGCTGGTGAGTAGGCCAGAGTGGGATGTAGTTAGCTCAATGTATTCTAGCCAGCGTTATTCTCATGTTGAGTTTTGGAGAGGGCAGCAGTCTTGCGGCAGGGTGAAGATAGAAGGCCCGCCCCCCGAAGCCATGCCCAAGGCAATTGCCCTGGCCGCGTACAAGGTGCTGGAAGCAGAAAGGGGTGAGTGATGAGTAAATGCATCAGTTGCGGCGTCCGCCTGACGGATGAGAACAGGTCGCCTCACCAGCCAACTATTCGTTGCCGAAAGTGTTTCGGTATCTTCTCGAACGGCGTGGAGGCCGTGCTGGAGGGCAGAGCGAATTCGAGCCAAGAATTCATGGACCAAGCCACCGAGGCCGCGAAGAAAAGGAGTGAGTGATGGCAGGCTATTGGAAGCAATGTGCTTGCGGTCAGACCACGGACCACGCGCCGTGTAAAAGATGCTTGGAGAAAGAGGTCAAGTGGCTGCAAGGTGAAGCTGACCGAATGCAGGAGATTGCTCTTGACCTGGAAACCGAGGTCGAGCGGCTACGGGCCGAGCGTGACGGAATGACAGAGGCTCGTAATAGATTCTGTGGTGCCATCAACCAGATTGGTCAGTTGTTCTGGGGCAATAATAAGGATCACTTCGCCCCGGATGCAGTCGTCAGGAAGGTCGAG